ATGAAGATTTCAAAAATCACGATTAAGAGTCTTTTCGGAATCAAGGAATGGAGCGGAGACGGTAAGAATATTGAACTTGTCGGAGATAACGGAACCGGTAAAACATCCGTTATTGATGCAATCAGATATGCCCTTACCAACGCATCAGACCGTGAGTACATTATCAAAAACGGAGAGACAGAGGGAGAGATTTTCATTGAGACAGATAGTGGTCTCTCCATAGACAGAAAACCGAGACAGGGAATGACGGATTATAAATCTGTAAAGCAGAACGGCAATGTTGTCCCCAGCCCTGAAACATTTCTGAAAACCATATTCACTCCGTTGCAGCTTTCTCCTATGGAGTTCATCTCTATGGATAAGAAAACCCAAAATGCAACGATTCTGGATATGATTCAGTACGATTGGAACCTTGACACAATCAAAGAATGGTTCGGAGAGCTGCCGCCGGATGTGAATTACGAACAGAACATTTTAGCGGTTCTGAATGACATTCAGGCAGAAAACGGTTACTACTTCATGCACAGACAGGATGTAAACCGGGACATTCGCGCCAAGAAAGCTGTTATTGCCGATATTGGAAGTTCTCTTCCTATCGACTATGACGGAGAGAGATGGGAGAAAGAAAACCTCTCAGAACTCTATACGGAGATTGAGAAGATTCGTAAAAATAATGAAACCATTGAAAAGGCAAAACGTCTCAGAGACAGCCACGATGGAAAAATCAGAGGTTTTCAGGCAGACAAGGAAGTGAAACTGGCTGCACTCGACAGAGAGATGGCTTCACAGGAGAAGAACATCGAGAGTGAACTGGCAAAAATGAAAGAACAGATTAAAAATCTGGAAGAAAAGAAAGCCGGTCTCTTAGGAGCAAAGGAAGATAAGGCAAAAGTTATCAGTACTGAGTATAAGGCTGCCGTTTCCAAGTATGAGGCTGAGGAACAGTCCTATGCAGAATACGCAGATATGGAAATCACACCTATTGACGATCTCATGGCAAAGGCCAATGAGACGGAGAAGATGAAAGGCCATATCAATGAATGGCGCAGAATGTTGTCTATTCAGGATGAAGTAGCCACCTTGCAGAAAGAGTCCAATTCTCTGACAGAGAAGATTGAGCTGGCAAGAACTCTTCCGGGAACAATTCTGGAAACGGCAGAAATCCCGATTGAGGGATTATCTGTCAAGGACGGAATACCTCTTATCAATGGACTTCCGGTAAGTAATCTCTCTGAGGGAGAAAAATTGGATCTCTGCATTGATGTGGCAATTCAGAATCCGTCCGGCTTACAGATCATCCTCATTGATGGTACTGAGAAACTGTCTGAGGAAAACCGCACACGTCTCTATGAGAAGTGCAAAAAGAAAGGGTTGCAGTTCATAGCAACCAGAACCACAAGCAACAATGAATTAACAGTTATTGAACTGTAGGAGGAAACACTATGGCAGGAAAGAATGATAACTTTGACGCACTTATGGCAATGATGGCACTCAAACACATTATGGATGATACGAAAGACATTGAAATCCATCCATTCACTTGTGAAGTGACCGTAACGCCTACATCAATCAGTTGCAGTTCTTCTGGAAATAAGGCATTTCTCGAAGATATTGACGGTGGAATGGAGTGGGCGGAGGAAACCAGCAACCTCATCAAAGATATTATGTCTGAGCAGACAATAAAGCTCACTGATTTGATGAAAAAGAAATTTGGTTTCGATACCGTCAAAGTTAAGCCCGACTCCGAAGATGGTTTTGCGGATTTTTTGAAGAACCTTTTCGGGGGGGGGGTACAGACGATAGCGAATAAAATAAATAATCTGCCTGCCATAGCCTTTTCTTGGTAGGCAGATTCATAAAAATACAAGGAGGTTATTTATGGCAACAAAAGACACAAATTATTTAGTTGCAGTTCATAAAGGACTGGACGAAAGCCTTGAAAAACAGGTTGCAGCTCTGCCGGAGAAATTCAACAAGCAGAGATTTTTACAGAACTGCATGACGGTTCTGCAGGACGGACAAGCTGATTTCTCAAAATGCGAAGCACCGACCGTTGTGCGAACACTCTTAAAAGGAGCTTTCCTTGGTCTCGATTTCTTTAACGGAGAGTGTTACGCAATTCCTTACGGAAATCAGTGTCAGTTCCAGACTGATTACAAGGGAGAGATCAAGCTGTGCAAGAGATATTCGAGCAATCCTATTCAAGACATTTACGCAAAGGTAGTCCGTGAGGGAGATGAGTTTGAGGAAGTAATTGAAAACGGTAAGCAGTATGTCAATTTCAGACCTAAGACTTTTTCAAACGGAGAGATTATCGGTGCATTTGCGGTAGTCCTCTACAAAGACGGTTCCATGATGTACGACACCATGAGCAAAGAGGACATTGAACATACCAGACAGACATTCTCAAAGGCAGCAAACAGCAAGGCTTGGAAAGAAAGTTACGGAGAGATGTGTAAGAAAACAGTTCTCCGCCGACTGTGTAAGTTGATCGACCTTAACTTTGATACCGCAGAACAGTGTCAGGCATTTGAAGATGGTTCGGCATTTGATGTTAAGGAAAAACCGAAAGAGAAGTATCAGGCACAGGATATTTACCAGTCTCACGATCAGAGTTCTCATAACGCAGATGAGAGTTCTGATGGTGTGATTGACGGAACATTCAAGGAAGTAGATGAGTAATCTTCTTAAACTTACCCCGGAGAACTATTACACCAAAGAAGCCAATATGCAGTATGTGTCCGTTTCTCAGTACAAAGAGTTCAACGGCACGACTGGAAAAATGGGTTGTGAAGCATACGCTATGGCGAAGCTCCGGGGAGAAGTCGAGGAAGTAACCACAACTGCGTTAATGGTAGGCTCCTATGTGGATGCCTACTTTGAGGGCACACTTCCTACATTTTCCGCACAGCACCCGGAAATCTTCTCATCCAGAGGTAAAACCGCCGGAGAGTTGAAATCCGAATACAAACAGGCCTCAATTATGATTGACCGTGCCGTGAAAGATCCAGTTTTCATGCAGTACATGGCCGGAGATAAGCAGGTTATTATGACCGGAGAAATTGAGGGAGTTCCTGTCAAAATCAAAATCGACAGCGCAGACGGCAGACGAATCACTGACCTCAAAACAGTAAAGAGTATTACAGAAACCTTTTACGCAAAGGACCTTGGGCAGAGACTCAATTTCTGCGAATGGTGGGGATATGATTTGCAAGCTGCCGTGTACAGAGAGATTTACAGACAGAATACAGGTGATCTCTTGCCGTTTTACATTTGTGCTGTCAGCAAGGATAAGACAGACAACATTCCTCATCCGAGAATCAAGGTTATTGAAGTTCCACCGCTGATGATGGATGAAAAACTGGCAGAGGTCAAAAACAATATCGTGAAAATCCAACGCATTAAAGATGGAGACATTGAGCCACTTAGATGCGAGGTGTGCGATTATTGTGCCGATACTGAGATTCTGGATGGTCCTGTCTCCATGGATATGCTGATGGGAGAGATTTAATGAAAGATTCAATCGTAATTGATATGAAATACGCTGATTACGATATGATAGACGGCTCTTACGGTGTCGAGAGACACCACTTGATGGGTGGGGCGAACAGGAGCCATGCAGACGAGGATGGTCTGTGGGTTCCTTTATCGCCGGACCATCACAATTCAAGTAGAATGAGTGTTCATCACAACAAGGAAATGAAAGTAATGAGCCATATCATTGCACAGTTGGCGTATGAGCTTGAAATGGTATCTACCGGACAAGCCAAGGATAAAAACGAGGCAAAGGAAATGTTTCGGAGAAGATACGGAAAAACATTCGTATAGTAGGCGATACGCTTATTATAAATAATTCTTTAGAAAGGAAGTGAAAACAGTGGCAGAGAAACTTACATTGGCATCCATGTGTGCCGGAGGCGTTCAAGAACGTATCGACAGAGCGTTAGCGAAAATCTCAGATAACATTCTGGATTTGAACACTGATGCAAAGAAGAAACGTGTCCTTGATGTAAAGATCACTCTTACTCCCAATGAGGATGATAGAGAGGATGTTTCCGTTGAGGTACAGACTTCCGTTAAGTTAGCTCCTGAGATGGGACTGAAAACTCAGTTGTTCATCGATAAGGATTTCAGAAGTGGTGTTACAACCCTTACTGAACATTCCAAAGGTGCGATCAAAGGACAGCTTACCTTGGACGATTGCGGTATGAGCATGAACCCGGAGGAAGTTGAGGAAGAAAATCCGGTAACGGCTGAGGAACTTGGCTGCGACCCTGAGACCGGAGAAGTTCTGGAAAAAGAAGCCCCAAAAGTTGGGTCAAAAGTAATCAGCATGAGAGATGCTGCAAACGGTTAGGAGGACATTATGTGTAAAAGACCTATGGAACTGGCAGACACCGCAGAAATGATGATGAGCGAAGATTACAAGGAACGATTCAGAGCCGAGTACGGTCAGGTTGCTATTCGCCATCAGAAATTAAAGGCTATGCTTGAAAAGTGGGACAAGGGAGAGCTTAATTTCACTCCTACCTGTCCGAGAAGCACCTACGACTTACAGATTAAAGCCATGGCAGACTATATCGCAGTTCTTGAAGCGAGAGCGGTCATGGAAGATATTCTTTTATAGGAGGGTGTCGCAATGAATTTTGGAAAAGCGTTAGAAGCAGTAAAGGACGGAAAGAAAATTTTCCGTCTTGGATGGAACGGCAAAGGGATGTTCGTGGTTTATCAGAAAGGCTACCCGGATGGAATCCCTTGCAACTTACAGACTGCCAAGGCTTGGGGCATGAATGAGGGAGATTTATTCAAGTGCGAGCCGTATTTGCAGATTAAAACCGCCGATGGTTCTCATGCAATGTGGGTTCCGTCAATCGGAGACATTCTGGCAGAGGATTGGCAGATTATCCAGTAACAGGAGGAAAATATGTTAAAAGCAGCTATTGAGAAAATTCTTTCTCTCGATGCTCCCCATATTGAGGAAATTGAGGGAAGAACCTATGTAGACAAAGATATGACACAGATCGGCAAGGAACTCAGGGCAACCAATATCACAATGAGTAATCTGAGCAGCCTTGTGGATTTCATCAAAAAGAGTAAGGCTGATTTCAAGACCGGTCATTACATCGCCCAGGTGGTATCTCCTACCGAGGTTCGTCTGTTTTCCAGTTTGGATGCAGACCGCCAGAGAGAAACACTGGCAGTTGTCAAAGCAGAGATCCCGGAGTTTTCATTCGGTCAGTTCATTGGAAACGAAGAGTTTGTTATCGGTGTGCAGTCCAAGTTCTTAAACGAGGATGCTGAGGCAAATGATAAGCCGATCATCTTACAGTTTGCCGGAAATGTTAAGGCTGGCACTGTTGCGGAATACGGAGACACCGGAGTAGGACAGAAAGCGGCAATCAAGAAAGGCGTTGCCTCTCTGCAGGAAGTCGAAGTTCCGAGTCCTTGCCGCCTGATGCCGTACAGAACCTTTACAGAAGTTGCACAGCCTATGAGCAACTTCATTTTCAGAGTAAAGGACAATGACCGTTATGGCGTTACCTGTGCCTTGTTTGAGGCAGACGGAGGCGCATGGAAGAATGAGGCGAAAGCCAACATCAAAGCGTATCTCGAAAAAGAACTTGCGGATGTATCAAACATTTTCGTGATTTCCTAAATAATCGTAACCCGTAAATATGTTTCTGCAATTATCTCCTAAGATTGGTCTCTGAGGAAAATATGTCACGAAAGCCGCAGAACACACAAACGGTTTACCTCCTTTTAAGAAATTCGATTAGTTAAATGGTATAAACCCCTGACAAGGATCTTTTGTTAAATTACCCAGGAGCCGTCATTCCGGCGGCTCCACCCATAATGAAAGAAAGGAGGACTTAGAGATGCACAAGGTTGTTATCAAAGGAAATTATTACGGCAGAACCAGAACCTTACCAGATCTTAACGATTACTTACATGAGTGTGCAAGGCATCCTCAGATGGGTGCAAAAATGAAAAGAGATTACCAGATGATCGTGTGTAACGCTATCAGGACGCAGTTGCCGAGACTTACGATTACAAACCCTATCATCATTCATTACAACTTCTATGAACCAGATAAGCAGCGTGACAAGGGCAATATTTTTTCTTTTGCCGATAAAGTTTTTCAGGATGCTTTGCAGAAATGTGGAGTGATTAAAAACGATGGTTGGAAAGAAATCGACAACTTTACGCATGACTTCTATGTGGATAAGAAAAACCCAAGGATTGAGATATTCCTTGAAGAGATAGAGAAAGGACCGTTCGATGGCTGAGAAAAAGTATTTTTGGCTCAAAATGCCCCGGAACTTCTTTGAAAAACACTATATCAAGATACTTAGAGCAAAGGATAATGGCGATCTTTTGGTTATGTTCTATATATGGATGATTACAGAGTCAATCGACCATGAGGGCAAACTGCGATTTTCCGAAGATATTCCATATGACGCAGAAATGTTGGCGGAAGCGTCCGGTTTTGCGTTACAGATTGTTACACAAGCGTTACAACAATTTTCAAAATTACAGCTTGTGGTTACGGAAAGTGACGGCACGCTATTTTTACCAAAATCTCTGAAAATGATTGGGTCTGAATCGGCATCCGCACAGAGGGTTAGGGAGTATCGGGAGAGAGAAAAAAACAAGACAAAACCCACTGAGACACCCGAAAACACTGAATGTAACGAACGTGTAACAGAGAGTAACGTTGACGTTCAAAAAGGTAACATAGAGAAAGAGTTAGAGAAAGAGTTAGAGAAAGAAAATAAAAAAGGGGGAAAGAGGGAAACTACCCAATCAATTTTTGAAAGGCTTCTCCCTGAGTACACCATCTCTGATGTAATGGCAGATAAACTTCGCGAATGGTTCAAGTATAAGACGGAACGGAAAGACGGATATAAGGAACAGGGCATGAAGTCGTTGTTAAAACAGGTTGCCAATAAGGTCTCTGTCTATGGAGATACTGCCGTATGCAATCTTATTGATGAATGTATGTCGAATGGATGGAAAGGCATTATTTGGGATAAATTGCAATCATCTTCTGCATACAGAAATAGCGGAGATCGCATTGGAAACAGAGTAAAGGATGTGGATGGCTGGTAATGGAAAGAGAAGAATTTAAGATTTTGGTAAAAGCTATGAAAGCGGTCTACGCACAGCCGACATTCATACCAGATAAAGACGCTTTCGATGTGTGGTATGGATTATTACAAGATCTTCCGTATGAGCAGGCAAATTTGGCGATACAAAAGTACATGACGAGTGAACGTTTTCCACCAACCATCGCGGATATTCGCACTAAAGCAACGGAGATAATTGCTCCGGCGGAAGAAAGCATGAGCGAACTGCAGGCATGGGCGTTGGTACAGAGGGCGTTAAGGAACTCCGGTTATAACTCAGAAGAGGAATTTGCAAAACTGCCGGAGGCGTGCCAAAGAGCTGTTGGAACGGCGGCAAACCTCAAAGAGTGGGCGTTGATGGATTCAGACCAAGTGGCAACCATTGAACAGTCACACTTTATCAGGAACTATCGGACTTCGGTGCAGCGGATGAAAGAAGAGGCACGTCTGCCGGAGAATGTAAGGATGCTCATAGCCGATATGGGGAAGAAACACGCAGCACTTATGGAAAAGGCAGCAGATCCACAGATAGAAATGCAAAAGATTGAAGTGCCGGAGGAAAAAGCCGAACCACCATCCGGTATGTCAGAAGAGACCAGAAAGAGACTGGATGAAATGTATGAGAAGTTCGGTGTTAAAAAGTAACGGAGGAAAGGGCAGCGCGCATAAATCCCGGGAACCTCTGAAATGGATTGAGAAAATTATCATACAAAGAGATGAGGGAAAGAGGATTGTGTCCGAAGTGTGGCAAAGAAAACCCAACGCCGGAAAGATCCATGTGTCCTGACTGTGCGGCAAGAAATTCTGAATTACGCAAGCAGAACCGAAAATACCATGAAAGGATTGAGATATGCACTCATTGTGGGAAAAATCCAGCAGAACCTAACAAAAAGCTATGTTATGAGTGTTTGGGTCAATTTCAAGATAGTTATTCGGAAAAAGGGAAAACCGATGAACAGAAAGAGAAAGATCGGCTGAGGAAAAGGCAGTTAAAACAGACACGCATCGAAAACGGTCTATGCCCCAGATGCGGAAAACATCAATCACAGAATGGTGGTTTGTGCCAGAGATGCAGGGCGTATCTGAAAAATTATAGAGACAAAAACCGATGCGATTTGTCACGTTCAGAGAGACCGGACTACGGCATTTGCTATATATGTGGCAAAAATCCAACAATGAAAGGGAAAAAGGTGTGCGATAAGTGTTATGAAACACGGCTGAGTACCTTACCGGCAATGTGGGAAAATGCGAATAATGACTACTTCCGGCAGCTTAATTATGCGAGATTTTGCATGATAAAAAATCAAAGAAAGGAGAAAACGAGTGGATCAGATTTCAATGTTTGATTTAATGTACCCAACATTTAAGACTGACAACCCGGTGCGATTGATAGAATTGTTTGCCGGGGTTGGTTCTCAGGCGATGGCACTTCGTAATCTTGGCGTACCGTTTGAACATTACCTTATGTCTGAATGGGAAATGCACGCCACGGCATCATACAAAGCTATTCACATGGCGGACGATGATACGGATTACAGTGCAGAAATGAGTTCTGAGGATGTTATACAGGCACTTACTCAGTTGGGAATATCCGTGGATGGAAAGAAACCTCTCACGGAAGAGCAGATAAGGAGTCATTCATACAGTGACGCATGGCGCAGAGAATGTTACAACAACATAAAAGCCACGCACAACCTTGTCAACATTTGCTCAATGAGGGGGGGTGATCTGGCAATAACGAATACTGACAGATACACCTACCTTATGACGTATTCGTTTCCATAAGACCTTGCCAGGATTTATCACTCGCCGGAAAGATGCGAGGAATGAAAAAAGGATCAGGAACACGTTCCGGGTTGTTGTGGGAAGTTGAAAGACTTCTGAATGAGACAGAAAATCTTCCACAGATACTTCTCATGGAGAATGTGCCACAGGTTATCAGTGCGGACAACATAAATGATTTTCATAGCTGGTGCAGCTTCCTTGAAAGCAAGGGATATAAGTGTTATACGCAGATCCTCAATGCAAAGGATTACGGCGTGGCGCAGAACAGAGAGCGATGTTTCATGGTATCTATTCTGGGAGATTATAATTACAAATTTCCGCAGCCGATTCCACTGGATAAGACAATGAAAGATTATTTGGAGGACGAGGTAGACGAAAAGTATTATATCAACTCCGAAAAGGCGCAGAAACTCATCAAGGACTTACGAGAGAGCGGTCAGTTAGATGGCATCTCAAAAACCGTTAGGGGGGGGGCAGAGGCTCAGTAGACCGGCATCATTGGGATGCGGTGTTACAGAAGTAGATAGCTCAGATGAACCATGAGCCGGCCGTTGATTGTGGCTCATACGGGAACAGGTGGAGAAAGAGGACGCATAATGTCCCCGGATGGCATATCAGTGGCATTGTCGGCAACGGATTATAAAGATCCACCGAAAGTTTTAGTGGAGGAAAAAGTAAATGGCAGACAGAATAATTGTAGTCGGCTCACTGAACCCGGAAAAGGAAGTTCAGGACAGGGTTCGAGTTTTATCGGGGGGGGTATTTGCCAAGCAATAAGGGCAACAGACTACAAAGATCCTCCGAAAGTGCTTGTGGAATCTACGATCCATACAACAAAGCGTTGTACAAAATGATATGTCCTACCATATTGGCGAGCGACTACAAACATTTGAAATATGTAATCGAGGAACTATGAAATGGCAAATAAGGCACGCTGCATACAACTGGGGAATATCGCCGTAGGAAAGAGTTGGGATAATCCTCAGAGCGGAAGAATTTATTCCGTAGACGGAATTGCCCCGACCTTAAACACTTGTGGGGGGGGCAATTTGGAACCAAAGATATTAGAAATCAAGGAAAGGAAAGAAGATATTGCAGACCGGGATTAAGAGGTTAGGCAATATTCTCCCCACTTCCACGAGAGAGAACCCAAACCAAGGGCGGGTGTATGATACCGGCGGCATAGCTCCGGCGATTACGAGTGGGGGGGTACTGTACCTTGCATAATAACAGAGACGGAGGCGGAAACGTGGTTGAAAGAATCATTGTTGCAAGCAGAGGGCGAAACCCAAGCAATCCATCAGACAGAACCACAGGCGCACCAACAGAACAACGGTTAGAGCCAAACTCAGAGGGGTTGTGTAATACACTTACTTCCGTCCAAAAAGACAATTATGTTTTGGAGATAAGGACGGTGGATGATGGATAGAGAGTATGTAGGCATCCGGCAGGCAACACAGAAAGGTTATATCGAATGTGAGATTGGTGGAGTTGCGGATTTCTCATACCCGACAAGTAAATTACGGCGAGGAAGAGTGCAAGGCGGCGGCCATGTATGCCCCACACTTACATCTCAAAGCATGGGAGTTTGCCGTATTGAAAAAGTTGTTCGGGGGGGGCAGGACGGTATGCAGCATAGTGACGATCTCGCGGAAAGGAGTACAGAAATGGCAAAAGTAGGGCAGATTTCCAACAAGGGAAGTCAATGCGGATCTGTTTATTCTGATAATGGCAATTCTCCAACACTGACCGCCGGAACGCATGGAGATGCGAACTCAAAGGTTTGCACAGAGTACCGCATAAGAAAGCTCACTCCAAAAGAGTGCTGGCGGCTGATGGATTTCTCAGATGCAGATTTCCATAAGGCGGAGAAAGTAAATAGTAACACACAGCTTTATAAGCAGGCCGGAAACAGTATTGTGGTAAATGTTCTGGTTGCAATCTTAGGGCAGTTATTCCTTGGAAAAGAGGATGTTTATAGAGACTGCAAAGTTAAGACTGAAAATTTTTTTGAAGAAAATGTTTAGTCAGACAAACAAAAAAGTGAAAGAAAGGAGAAAAATCGGTATGTTAGGAAAAACCGCAAAGGAAAAACAGACAGACAATAAAGAGACTGAGTATGCTTCCTATGAGATTTGCCGGAAGAGCAAAGTGGGAGAGTATATTCAGGCAGGGCAGGAGTTTTTTGTGGCTGATATGAAAAAGAAAAAGATTTACAGCTCCAATGATCTGCGCCTGAGAGAGTTATCGGAAAAGGTAGACTCTGAGGACACATTCGTATTCAAAGAAGCAACTTATATGTAACACCAGAAAGGAGAAACAGAGAAGTGAGTAACAAACACGTTATATCCGACCTCTACCAGATGCAGTCCTTGCCGCTTAATGCAAAAATCAGCATGACACAGCGGAGAATCAGGGAGTGGGTAGATGAGTACGGAGAGGATGGTGTGTATATCTCTTTCTCTGGTGGAAAAGACAGTACAGTTCTTCTTGATATTGCGAGAAAACTGTACCCCAACATTAAGGCAATGTTCATAGATACAGGCCTTGAATATCCAGAGATAAGAGAGTTTGTTAAGACTTTTGAAAATGTGGATTGGATAAAACCAAAACTGACATTTCGGAAAGTAATTGAGAAATATGGCTATCCGTTCATAGGAAAAGAAATCAGTAATTGTATATATGGTGCAAGAAAAGGTTCTAAAACAAGATTAAAACGGCTTCAAGGCGCAGTAACGACAGGGGGGGGGCAGCAAGAAATCAAGATTTAATTGTGAAAAATGGCGGTTCATGCTTGAAGCTCCATTTGAAGTGAATGATACGTGCTGCGCTGTAATGAAGAAAAGACCGGCAAAGAAATATTACAAAGAAACCGGTAAAAGACCAATACTTGCGATGCTTGCATCGGAAAGTCAAAAGAGGACGATAGGGTGGCTGAAAACAGGGTGCAATGCGTTTGAATTAAAATATCCGCAAAGCCAACCAATGGCATTTTGGACGGAGCAGGACATACTTCTCTACATACGGCAGTTGCAGGACGAATACGACCAGAACTTAGCAGCTTGCAACATGGAAGTCCGATGCAGGGCAGATAAGACCAAAAGAAGAAAAGCCAGAAAATACATTAAAAAACAGCCAAAGAGGTTTGAAATCTGTTCCGCATACGGAAAAGTTGTGACAGAGGATGAGGCACACGGTCAAATGACATTAGCTGATGTAAGCAACATGGAAATCTTTGACCTTGGCAGACCGGTTCTCAAAACGACCGGATGTGAGCGCACTGGTTGTATGTTCTGCGGCTATGGATGCCATCTTGAAAAGTCCCCGGGAAGATTTGAAAAGATGAAACTCACTCATCCAAAACAGTATGAGTACATTATGAAACCTTGGAATGAGGGAGGGCTTGGATTCAAGGAAATTATTGATTGGATCAATGAACATGGAAATCTAAATATCAGATATTAGGAGGTAAACAGTATTGACACAGGAGCAGATGAGAAACCTCAACACCATCGTAGAAACGTATGGAAACGATGCACAGGAGGATATGGCTATTGAAGAGTGTTCGGAACTCGTCAAAGCCATTCTGAAATTCCGCCGTAGCGATGAGAAAACAGCAGAAATGAGAGATGCAGTGATTGATGAAATTGCAGATGTACAGATCATGCTCACACAGTTGGGAATTATTTTTAACTGCGTAGCAGAGGTAGAGGAACGAATTGATTTCAAAATCAATCGACAGATGGGGCGAATTAAGGAAAGAGAGGCAAAACGTGATGTTTGTTAAGTCTCAGGATGGAGCGGTAGTTCTGAACAACGACAAGGTAACAGAATACAGCACGGACAGCAAATATGATGGGCGGTACAAAGTTGCTGCCCTCGTAGGAGAAAACAGAGTAGTGATTGGCAGATATTCTACGAAAGAAAAATGCAGAATGGCGATTTCAATGCTTATGGACTGCTACACCATGAATTTGCTGTTTGAAAGAGGACAGGATGAAAACCCCAGAGACTTAGTATGTGAATATGTGGCGGATCAACCACTTGGAGTGTTCGAGATGCCGCAGGAGGATGAAATCGAATAGGAGGACACTATGAGCAAAGAGTTTTATAGAGGGGAAATCTTCTATATCCGCAACGAGAGCGAATATAGCGGAAATGTACAGGGGGGGGGTAGACCTGCGGTAATCATAAGCAATGATATTGGCAACAATGCAGGACCTATATTGGAAGTGGTTTACCTTACCACCCAGGAAAAGAAACCGTTGCCGACACACGTTAAAATCAACAGCTCAAAATATCCGTCCACTGTGCTTTGTGAGCAGATTGACACGGTAAATAAGGATAAGGTTGGAGACTACATAGGGCAGTGTTCTATGGCGGAAATGAAAAAGATTGATGCGGCATTGGCGGTAAGTATCGGTATTGGAATTAACATCAAATCAAATGATCTGGTAAAGAAGTGGGCGGAAGCTGCAAATGAAGCAGTGAAGCCAGACGAGAAAGAACCCGAACCTATTGCAGAAAAGGTGGAGATGCCGGATGTTGAGACACAGTTGGAAATTGCAAAGATAACTGCTGAGAGGGACGTATACAAACGATTATACGAGGAAGCAATGGCACGGAGATAGGAGGAAACATGGCTCTAATAAAGAGAGATAGAGAAAACTTCTGGATGTTAAATTGGCTTGATGAATACATGACCGGTCACAAAGGATTTATATGTGGAGGATGTTTCAAAAACATATTCAATAAAGAAAAGGTAAAGGATCTTGATATTTTCTTTGAGAATAAAAGTGATTTTGATGATGCGGTACAGTATTTTGACAGCCAGACACCGGGATATGACGGAGACGATGTAAGAGATGAGAAATATCATTTCCACTACGAAAACGACAACGTAAAGGCGTACAAACACATTGAAACAGGTGTTGTGATTGAACTTTGTTGCAAAATATTTGGAAAACCGGAAGAAATTCTGAATAAGTTCGATTTCACAATTACGAAGTTCGCATATTACAAAGAGGAAGTAGAGGATGAAACTGGTGCGGTAGCGAAAAGACAAGAACTTCCGTTTGAAACTCTGGAAGATGAGCGTTTCTTAGAGGAAATTGGAATACCGGAAACACACATTGAGTACAAAATCCTGATGGATGATGCGTTTTTTGAACATCTGCATCTTAAACGGATTGTAATTGATAAAGATATTCCGTTTCCAATGAGCACTTTTGAACGGATGCTGAGATATGCAAAGTACGGATATTTCCCATGCAAAGAAACAAAGATGAAGATAATCAATGCACTTAGGGATTTGACAGACGAACAGGTTGAATTATCTGAAAGCCTTTATGACGGCATGGATTAAGGAGGAAAGATGAAAAAGACAGCGAGAGTAATTATCACATCAAAGTGCGATCGGAAGTGTCCGGGGTGCTGCAATAGCAAATTGGATTACACGTCATTAGCGAAAGTGATTGGCGGTATCACGGCATTAAAGGACTATGAGGAAGTTGTGATTACCGGTGGAGAGCCTATGATAAATCCGGCACAGCTCTACACAGTCATTAAAATGCTCAGAAAGCAGAATAAGAGACAGAAAATCTATCTTTATACGGCTTGTCTGACAATGGACGATCATCCGGTAATTTTAAAACACTTGGATGGTATCACAGTAACAGTCCATGCAGAAGCCACAGATGAGGATATTCGTAACCTGAAATATATGAGTTCCAATCTCTACGATGAGGACTTGGATATGCGCCTGTTTATCGACAAGAGGGTGTACGACCGGTACGACTTATCTAATATCTGCATGAAAACATGGGATGTAGTGAGAAAACTGGAATGGAAAGAAAAGTGCGATCCGGCAGAAAACGAAGAACTGTTTTTGTGGAATCTTTATTAAGGAGGCTGCCATGGAAACTTATAGAGTTGTATCAATTACAGACAGAAAAGGAAATCCGAGAATTGAGGGCAGATACCCTCTCAGAGTAGGGAGAATGTGCAAGAAACCCACTCCAAGAAACGGAGATGCCATGATGATTGAATGGTTGGCTCAGCCGGATGGAACGCCGTATGTCGGCATGATTGTTACGAGTACGGTTATCGGATTCAAGACTGAGGATAGAGGAAAATACATCGAGGTAACAACCAGAAATTCAATCTACACATTTGAGAGAGTATGAGAGAAACAGAAACTTTTGAGTATATCCGCCAGAAGTACCCGGACAAGGAAGAAAAGTGGAGAAAGGTCACGCAGCTTGTAAAATTCGATGAGAATTTGGAAGTTAAGAGCGTGCATGATTTCAACATCAACTGCTACATATCAACATTTGGGAGACTTATAAGAAACGGAGTCCTCTGCAATATGGCATACGGAGATAAATACGATATTTCCAGTATGTTCACAGATACGGACGGAAACCAAGTACGGTTTAAGAGACACCAGATTGTTATGCAGACTTTCTTCATGGGCGATAGACGGCGGTATGACACCGTGGACCATATAAACAACGTGGAGAGGTTTGACAACAGCATATACAACCTCAGATGGGCGGATAAGGGCGTACAGTGCGGAAACCGCAAGGACAAGCCAGGGAAACACAGAATGGTTATCTGCATAGGCGATGAGGAAGAAATCTTTTTCTCATGTCGGGAGGCGGAACGACTGTACAACCTACCGCCGAACTCGGTCGGTAAGGTATGCCGAGGAGAACTAGAATCCATATATGGTTATAGATTTGGATATTTATAAGGAGATCAGAGATGGGAAAAGATTGGACCGGAAACGGCAAGAGTATTTTTACAACTCTTGGTGCATCCAACCACACAGAGAAAGAAAGAGAGATTAACGACTACTATGCGACAGACCCTATCGCAGTAGACGCATTGTTACAGGGGGGGCAGAACTGAATCATAAGATTTGGGAGTGCTCTGCAGGACAAGGACACTTATCAGAACGTCTCATAGAACTCGGTTATGAGGTCCGCAGTACGGATCTTATCGACAGAGGGTATGGAGAGGGTGGAATAGACTTCTTGCAGACAACAAAAATGTGGGATGGCGATATTCTTACCAATCCTCCATACAAGTACGCGAAAGAGTTTATTGAACACGCAATGACGATCATACCGGACGGGAGAAAAGTGTTCATGTTTCTTAAATTACAGTTTTTGGAGGGAAAGGCTAGAGGCGAACTGTTTAAGAAATACCCTCCGAGATATGTATATGTGTCACGCAGCCGTATTCTGTGCGCCAAAAACGGAATGTTTGAGGAAATGAAAGCCGGAGGCGGAAGTGCAGTTGCGTATGCGTGGTATGAGTTTCAAAAAGGTTATAAGGGAGTGAGCATTATTAAGTGGATAAATTAGATTTTGGTTACTACAACATGGACTGTATGGCCGGCATGAAACTTTTCCCTGATAAATACTTTGATGTGGCAATCGTAGACCCACCATACGGAATCAATGCGCCGAACATGGCGATGGGAACCAATAAGAGCCGGACGAAGAACGGTTATCCATCCGAAAGCACCGCAAGCAGATTGAAACGGAGTGGACAGGTAAAGGAATGGGATAGCAAACCGCCAACGGAGGAATACTTCAAAGAATTGTTTCGCGTATCGAAAAATCAGATTATATGGGGCGGAAATTATTTCAATCTGCCACCAACAAAGTGCTTTGTTGTATGGGATAAGGTGCAGCCGTGGGATGCCTTTTCGCAAGCGGAGATTGCGTGGACTTCTTACAATCTCCCGGCAAAACTGTTCAGATACTCAAACACTGGCGGAACAAATTCAGAGAAGCGCATCCATCCAACCCAGAAACCGATAGCATTGTACGAATATCTAGTAGGTGCTTTTAAGCTATCGGGGGGGGTGGTACTTGACACCCATGTAGGATCTGCGTCAAGCCTCATTGCATATCACAGAAACGGCGTGAGGTTTGTTGGATTTGAAATTGATGAGGATATGTATAAGCTATCCAGCGCAAGGCTGGAAAGAGAAAAAGCACAATTATCCCTATTCGATTTAGGGATGGAAAGGAATAGAGATGAGTAGTTTTGTACCGATTTATGCGGTAGATTTCGATGGAACACTTTGCGAAAGCGAGTGGCCCGGAATTGGAGCACCGAATAAAAAACTGATACAACACCTTATTCAACGCAGAACAGAGGGAGCAAAAGTGATCCTTTGGACTTGCAGAGTGGAAGAACATCTGAAAGAGGCGGTGGACTGGTGCAGTAAATTTGGCTTAGAGTTCGATGCGGTCAATGATAATCTGCCGGAAAACGTTGAAAAATATGGTAACAATCCAAGAAAAGTGTATGCCACTTGCTATATTGACGATTTGGCTGTGGATAAAAGAAAATACGATCTTCCGTTTCATGCGGACGAAAAGATCGACTATTCAAAATTCGATAAATACCCTCTCGGAAGTGAGTGGATGTTAAAGACGGAATATGCAGAGCTTCCGGTGGTAGTAGAAGAGGTAAATGCTTTTCACGGGTATATCAGTGTAAGAAGCACGAGCGAAGAGGATAAATTTAGATATTTTAAGGTTCGCCGTGATATTGAATGGTTTTATGACAAATTATTTCCAAAGGAGTGATGCGCTTATGAAGAAAAAGAAAATCAATCCGCAAGAATTTGACTGTGGATGCTGTGGAAATCAGATTTATAAGAGCCGCCTTAGAGACGAGGTAAAGTGTTGTTATTGCGGTTATATCAATCATGTAGGGAAATACACAGGTAGGAGGAAGAGACTTGGATAAAACGAAAATAGAGTGGGCTGACAGCACATGGAATCCGATTACCGGCTGCCGTCATAAATGCCCTTATTGTTATGCTAGAGGTATTGCAAACCGCTTTGTATCACGGAAAGGATGCCATCTGGTAGAACCTGAGACATACAAACTCGGAGACGATGGTTCTGAAACTTATGAGATCAATGAGCAACCGTATTATGTTGATGATGAGACCGGAAAACAATTCAGATGTGCCTATCCGCATGGATTTGTGCCGACAATCCACAGATACCGCATGGGAGAATACAGAGACAAAAAGAGGCAGAGAAATATCTTTGTCGGTTCAATGTCGGATGTGTTTGGAGAGTGGGTTCCTGATAGATGGATCAGGGAAGTGTTTAATGCTTGTGAGAAAGCTCCACAGCATAATTACCTCTTCCTCACGAAGAATCCCAGAAGATATATGGAACTGCATCATTACGGAGAATTACCACTCAGAGATAATATGTGGTACGGAACGACAGTCACAGATCCAGATACGGAGTATATGGGGCAGGACGGACACTATGAGTTCCATACGTTTTTGTCAGTAGAGCCTATACTGGCAGACTTCGGAGAGCTGAGTGAGAAATCATACATCCCGGAGTGGATAATCGTAGGAGCTGAGACTGGCAGCAGAAAAGATAAAGTCATACCAAGACGAGAATGGATTGAAAATATTGTGGAGCAGTGCAGAAAGTATAACATACCGGTATTTATGAAACCAAGCCTCACAGACATTTGGGGCGAAGAACTCATTCAAGAGTTTCCGAAAGCCCTTATCCATGCCTGATTTATTCCAGAGCGTTGATAAGAATATGGTTAAATCGCCGGTAGCGTACTGCAAAACACACAAAGGGTATCTATCAACGAAGCAAATGAAAGTCCATAAGTGCCTGCAGATAGGATGCACTGGACTAGAAAGGTTGGAACATCCCTATTGGGAGGAACGCCAACGGAAAAAGGATGAAGCAAAGAGGAAAAAGAAACAACAGTAAATGTGTTCACGTTTCATTTGATGAAGTAGAGAGATTTGTTCCGAGAGTTCCGAAACAGATTTGCCCGGATGAGGACAACACCACTCCAAGGATATGCGTAGCACCTAACATATTGAGTGCAATCCAAGCGATGCCGCAAGGCGGAACAGTGGCGTACAACATGGCAAGAGTCGGTGTGCCGGTTGTTATCCATGCGTATTACATAGAGAGTGATGCTATCCTCATGCCGGAGCAGATAGCGGATAAAGTGCCGGATGCCGTTGCCACAGGAGAAATGTGGGTTATGGCAGTTCCGGCAGCAGTCCGGCGGATAGATTACGAGATTGTTGATCCGTATGTGCCTATGAGGATTGATAGGAATGGCACGAGAGAACGATTTCTTGTATGGTACGGAGAATTGAAACGGGTTCGGTATCAGGATAATTGGAGAAATCTATCTACCAGAACAGCCAAAAATCAAAAGGCGGTAGAGTGGTTTATGGAAAATAAGCCAGACATATCGTACAGAACATTTATGTCAAATATGGACGATGAACTATTGAAATCATTCCATGTGGAATTACAGGAGGTATGGGAGTGAACAAACAGAAGAAATTAGTAAAGCAGAACACGCCGTTGTATAAGAGAGTACCGACACTTAATCTGGTGGACTATTCAGATATAAAAGTGCCGCTAGTAGTGATATATGACAGCCCGAAAGACTTTCCGGGAAAAGTGGTGGCAAGAGTATGGGACGGAGAGAAGAATCGGCCAACGAATGTTTACTGCGAATATGAAAACCTTAAAAGATGCGAAGATGATGTAATGTCAGCCGGATTTATTTTTAAGTTCCCAAGGACACCGGAGGACGATGCGTGCATCGTTACAACATACATGAGATAGGAGGATTGCAATGGCAAAGAAGAGAAGCTGCCGCAGAACAGTAAATGAAGATAAGGTACATGAAAAAGCGGTTAAAATCCGCAAAATGACAGATGAGCAGTTGGTACATTATGTTGAGGATAGAGTGGAGAAAGCCAGAAGTGAGGGTTTTAATCAGGGGAAAAAGTCCTCCGGTGGCGTTGATATTAACAAATTCCTCAAAGAGATTTCATCAATCAAAGGAATTGGAGACGTTACAATCTGCAAAATTGCGGATCATTTCAAAAGGGCAGGAAACAAGAATGAATAAGACGGCTTTACAGATGTTTGAGGAACGGAACGAAAAGGCGTGCTGCCTCAACTGTGAAAAACTGATAGTCAAGCACACAAAGACAGGACACATAAATTTCTGCGGAGAGAGTGAGAAAATCATTCTGGATATGTTTCTTGATACCGGAACAAACTTCTCAGGATGCAAATATGCAAGAAAGGAGTCGGACAATGATAAAAACATGGTTCAAGGAGTATGAAAAGATCAAGGACAAGGCAGTTGTGGTATATCCGTATGAGTGGGATTATATGTCAGAGAAACAGCGGAATAAGATTCTTTCCAAGAAAACCGTTATTATGAGTGGAGAAAGCGGATATGCCTGTAAATATTATGAGATTATCGGAAACGTAAATAATCTGTCCGACCATGACTGTGCAATCATAGCAGACGGCGGAAACCTCTGTTTTGGTTACAGAATGGAGGGGCAGAAAATAGTGGTATACACGGATTAAGGAGGATATGTGATGATTACAGCAAGAGAATTAGCAGACAAGCTCAATGGAAGAGCATACGGAGACAGTTTTGACGATGTAAAGCAGGAAGCAAAGGAAAGCGGCCTGGTTATCGTTTACGGAGCATCTGACGATCTCATGGAGTTCGATGGTGCAATCTACGATGAGGGTGGTTGCTTCGATGGAGGAAGAGTGTACTTCGACAGAGACGGCGTAGACCAGGAGGGAGAAGAACGTGCCAACTGGATAGATGCCAGATGGTGTGATGGAATGAACCGAGACGGACTTCCGGCAACATGGACGTATGAGACAGAAATTCCTTGTGAGAGATTTGATATTTGGGAAGATGGAGAGGTCTACTGCGTAGGTCTGGTGTTCTCAATCGAGGACCTGAAATGAAAACCGCAGAAACCGTAGCGTTGGAAAAAGCAATCAGAAGAGCCACATACAAAATGGGAACATTTGGCTGCTATGAGGTAACAATAGGATATGGAGGCAAGGAGCGTGTGGACTACATGACATACGACACAAAGGGCATTTTCCGATGCTATGAGGTCAAGGTATCAAAGGCAGATTTCCATAGTGCAGCAGTTAAATCGTTCGTAGGTCACTACAACTATTATGTGCTTACCAGAGAACTTTACGATCAGGTCAAAGGAGAGATCCCAGACTGGGTTGGCGTGTATATTGGCAATTACTGCGCCAAGAAAGCCAAGAAACAGGATTTATCCGATAGGGAATATAAAACACGCCGTTCAATCAATGGGCGCAGTACAGAGGTATCTACGCCGTGGGTGGAAATGCTCAAAGAAAGTATGATCCGGTCACTGTACCGTGACTCAGATAAGCTGATTCAGACAGAGGACGAGCAGTATATAAGCCGCCTCAGAAGCCAGATTGACAAGGCAAGGACTGAAAGGGACAGAGAATCAAAGAAGTATCTCAGATTATGGAAAGCCGTAAGGAAAGAATTTGGCGATGAAAAGGCATGGGAACTCATAGAAAAGGCAGAGGAATAAAACCTCTGCCTTAAATCATTTCCTGCCATTTATGGCAATCACTACATCATCAAAACCGGAATCAGAGTAGCAAGTGCCCTCCTGAGAAAGAGTTGTACCTGGCTGCAATTCTTGGTTATCATCCATAAAAGATAATTCGCTAAAATTAACCATTTTCCCATCTTTAAGGTACACCACATCCATCCACACATAATCTGCGGCGGAAGTTCCGTTGTTTGTCACGGATGCAACAATGCCGCTGTCGGTAGTATTGTAGTCAACGGATAAGTCAGAATAGACAGGAGAGTATTCTTTTTCCTCAGATACGGACAGAGCGTAATCAAAACTATCAATCTTATCCCATTCATCAAATGTGGTCCATATACAGGCTGTTTGCCCTGGAGCAACCGCTTTTGTTCCATCACTGGAAGAACCAACCATACTGCCGGAAGAATCCAATGCGGTCACATTCAGATCAATACTCACAACCTTATCTGAATTGTTTGTTACATACATAACGTAATACATAAAAGAATCATCCACAGTACAGGAATAATCCTGCGTACTCATCAAATCTGCAAGGTCTGTTTTGCCTTTACTTTCTGTCGTAGTCGTTACCGCAGTAGTGCCATTTTTGGTAGATGTACTGCCACCACAACCAGTCAAAAGAACGGCCGACAGTAACAGTATGGCAAAATATCTCATCTTCATAGACATATCCTCCCTATATAAATGTTTAGTCCATTATACATCAATGTGTCTATCAATGCCACATTATTCGCTTGCCTTGAAATTATATATAGGTTTCAGAATCGCAAGAATATCAACGGTTTCTCCAATACATTCCACAATCTCATCAATAGGCTTGTATGCCATCGGTGCCTCATCTATGGTTTCCTCTGACACAGAAGTAGTGTAGATACCGTCCATAGAGTGTGAATAGTCTCTCATGCTGAGAGTTTCCTTTGCTTTCATCCGGGACATAATCCGTCCGGCTCCGTGCGGCGCAGAACAGTTCCAATCCTCATTTCCCTTACCGGTTCCGAGAATACATCCGTCGCGCATATTGATGGGGATAAGAACCTTTTCTCCGTACTTGGCAGAGATAGCACCTTTACGGACGATGTTGGAGTCGTGGTCGATATAATTGTGGATGCACTCAAAGAAGTCCGGCATATCTGCATCAACACCCCATCCCATGTGATTGCATATAATCTGAGCAATCATAACACGGTTCATGTAGGCAAACTTCTGACATATCCTCATATCATGGAGATACTGTTCACGGTACTTACCCTCTAAATAACAGAGGTCTTTCGGCAATTTCGGAGTGACAGCACGGAAGTTTCGGCGCAGCTCCTTGATTGCGGATTCAATCTCAGATTTTCTTCCAGCGGCTTTGTAGTCGGCAATGAGCTTTTCCTGACGATCATACAAATCATCCTTACCGCACATCAACTCATAGGCAAGGTTCTGATAGTAGTCTGCCACCTGTTTCCCAAGATTGCGGCTGCCAGTATGGATAATCAGATACTTATAACCGTCCTCTGCAACATCAACCTCAATGAAATGATTGCCGCCGCCGAGAGTGCCAATAGAGCGTTCGAGACGTTTGGTATCTTTTAATTCCCGGTAACAATAAAGTTCTTTCAATTCTTCAAAACGCATTTTCCGCCCATCATGCACATTTTTCCCACTTGGAACATAGGTGCGGATAACACGATCTAAAGTATTCAATGTAACAGCATTAAAATCCATATGCCCTAAACTGACGCAAAGCATACCGCATCCAATATCCACGCCAACGATGTTTGGAATTACTTTGTTTCCGAGATCCGCAGTAAAGCCAATGACGCATCCCTTTCCGGCGTGAACATCCGGCATGATACGAACCTTACAGTCCTTAAAGGCATCCTGAGACAGAAGAGTGTTAATCTGTTCCAAAGCCTCATCTTCGATGGTTTTTGCATAAACTTTCAAATTACTCATAGTGATCCTCCTATACTTTGTATGTTTTGTTATTTCCAGAATTTCCATTGTATTTTGTGAAAGGGCGAACCCATACACGCTTACCGGTTTTGGTAGTTCGGTAAAATCCCCTCACACTTACCTGTTCGGTAGGCTTTGTGTAGTGCCTTTTTGTACCGTCTGCAGGAACAGGTCTGCTATCAATGCGGTATGTGGTTATCAGTGGTGTAGCACCGCCGGAACGGCGCAGGATTTTTCGATGCTTATGAGAAATGCGTTTCTCTTTCTGCTCCGTAGTCTCAATGCAGTTGCGGTAATGAGTTGCAAAACACATGAGAGAATGGAACTTCAATGCCTCCTTGTATGGCGTTCTGTCAGCGGCAAGAACCATCCGGGCAACCTTTCGTTTCTCTTTGCTTAATCCGGCAGGAAAGACAATGTTTTCGATTTCCTGAGTTTTCGGATCATACCGATAATTGCAGACATACACGCCACCCATATACAGATGCATCCTGACGAATACACCCTCTTGCTCATAATAGAATTTAATATCTTCCTCCGGCAGCTCAACCAATGCGGAGGGGATGGGGATGCGGAACTCTTCGGCATCCAACCAATCTTTATTTTGCTGATACCATTCAATGATCTTCTCTGTTTTCCCGATGGTATCGACTATGATTTTATTGCAGTTTGTAATATCAATCATGCCTAAGACCTCCATTTCTTCAATGGTTCCTTATAGCATTTGTCTATTTGGACACGTTCTTATCAAGCGGCATCGTGCGCTCCGCCGGAGATACGCGAATGTCAGGAGATCCCACTATCCTTATCCGGTTTCGCATTAAAGCCGGAAAACCTGTCAACCAACAAAGGGATGGTGTATGCCGTTATCAACCCTCATACCGGCAGCAGTTTTCACATTAAAAACTGCCAGAAACCTGTTACACGACACTCAAATAGACAAATCTTATAAGGAACCATTACTATATATGCGCCTCATTTGGGGCGGTAAATAATATCAACGTGGGAATCTAATGCCTGTTCAATCTTTTCGTCCGTAACACCCAAGTAACGAGCCGTAACGGCGGCGGGCCTGGGGCTGTACAGGCGGGCGTTTCAAGGAGCCGTAACGGCGGCGGAACTGTGCTGATACAGGCGGCGGACCAGTTCAATGTCCTTTCCGTTCTTGTAGTAAATCTCTGTTCCGAAGTATTTACGGAACGAATGGGTGGATATATCCTCATACCCAGGACCGAGCCAGTCGCAAACCTTTTTCAGATGCTTTTGCACTGCCCGGACACCGATAGGGAATATCAGATCATCGCCCTCAATGCCCTCAGAGTCCGCATATTCAAGGAGGAAGTTGTAGACCTGTTCCTGAACCTTGAAACGGCGAACCTTTCCGGTCTTATGCTCAATAATATTAAAAGCGTGACCGGATGGCGTCTTGATAAAAGAGGAACGCCGGAGGGAGAGTGTATCTCCAATACGCAATCCTACATTCGCCTCAATAACGAGGATCGTAGCAATCCTGGGATTAGGCTGTATGCAGTCTCCAATGCCCTCATATAAAGTTTTTATGATAGTCTCGTACTGTTCATGCGTACAAGCTGTTGTTGTCTTTCCTGCCATTCTAACCATCCTCCTACTTACTGATTTTTCATCAAACCGGCAACGACATTGTTGATTGCCGTCTCAGATACAAACCCACCTTGCAACCTTACCGGGGAAAGAGAACCGTTAGGGAGAAAGAGCATATCGCCATGTCCCATGAGCTTTTCGCCGCCGGCCATATCCAATGCAACCATAGAGTTTGTGACTGTACCAACACGGAGACAGATCTTTGTAGGCATATTCGCCTTAATCAATCCGGTAACAACCTTTGCAACCGGGTACTGTGTAGCGATTACAAGGTGGATGCCGCAGGCACGGGCTTTCTGTGCGATTCTTACAATATGTCCCTCAACGGATTTTCCACCCATGCTCATAAGGTCTGATAACTCATCAATGAAAACTATGTCACGTCTCATAGGAGCATCTGCGAACTTCGCATTGTAGCTGTCAATGTCACGGCAACCGGTAGATGCAAGAACGGAGTAGCGGCGATCCATCTCAATACAAAGGCTCTTCAATAGCTCAACCGCACCATTTACCTCAGATACAACCGTACACGCTGCAAGATTCTTGTAATACTCAAACTCTGTTGCTTTTGGGTCGATGATATATAAGTGCATCTGTGCCGGATTCTTTTTCATCAATAGAGACAAGATGAGGTTATGCAGAACGATTGATTTACCAGATCCGGTCATACCAGAAATGAGGATATGGCAAGCCTTGGCAATATCAATATAATGTTTAGAACCATCAACCGCCATGCCGATTGCCATTGTAAAACCATCGGTGGACTGGTACTCATTATCAATGAGCATATCGCCCAGGAACACGGTTTCTGTACCGGTCGGAACCTCAATATACACATAGCCATTATCAAATCTCAAAGAGGCGTTGCAATGTAAGGCTGCCTGAAATTCCTTTTCATGTCTCAAAATAGCTTGTACCTGAGTTCCGGGAGCCGGTTCAATAACATACTGTGTAAGGCGTGGTCCCTGGTTGATCTTTGCAAGGGTGGAGCGGAGGCGGAAAGAGTTCAATACACTCAATATGGTTTCGGCTTCGTTCTTTACTCCATGAGATCCCCATGAGGTGTGATAAGTCATATTGCCATCAACGGCAGGGAAGATATACGGCTTTGTAAGTTCATACGCCGGAGCGGTGGTAGCGGTCTGTCTCTCTGCGGACTCTTTCAGTCCTGCATTGAGAAGTACGCGGGCCTCGCTGTGTTTTCTGTTTGCGGTCAATGCCTCCATACAGTTGATAAATACGCTTTTCTTTCTCATGGTTCTCAATCCTTTCTTTACCGGATGCCGGCATTACACAATTTGCTGTTCAATCTCTGCAACTCTTTCATGTAGGAGTCAATAGCGTCCTGCGATTTTGTATCACGCACAAGGCCTTTTGCCTGTCCTGCGTTCCCAATCATCGCCAAGATTCCATCACTTAACAAGGTCAATTCTCTATCGTTAAGGCTCATTACTACGTTACCCATTTACGTTACCTCCATATTACAACGTGTTACATATCGTTACAATGTAACGGATTAGATTAAAATACTCTCAATCAATCGGCGGTTTCCTGGTGTAACCTCTCCGCCGTAGTTGGAAACGGTTAGAATCAGGTCAATAGCCGTTCTCAATCCTCGAAGCTCGGCAGATACCCGGCTGCGCTCATTGTGGTAATTTTTCAACGCCTCACGCTGAATAGGAAGCTCAATAGAAAGCTCAAAGCGTGTGCGGCGCGGCGTGGATGGGTTGTTATAGGTGCGATCCATTGCATCAATGGCAGCCATGCGGCGATCCTCTTCAATGCTCATGCGTTTTTCTGTTGCTTCAAGGCTTGACACCTTGGCCTGCAGTAACTCAAAACTGCTCATACCGTTCTCAATTCTCAATGCTGTATTATTCATGGTTTCTTATCCTCCTAAACTCAATATGTTATGCTGTGACTACTTCATAATTTGCCGGAATCCTGGTTGCTGGCATATAACGGCCGGATGATTGGCAGAACCAGAAAGGGCGTTTGAACTGATACGCCGCGGCGTGTTTCAATAGTTCGATGCTTTCCCCGGTGTGGAGAGTAAAGCGGATCACTGCGCCGACAGGTAAATTTTTCAATGCGTGCGGATCTTTCTTTGCTTCAATGTTCTTTCTGCATCTCTCGCGCCAGTTATTGGCATATTCTGAATCAGTAGGGGAGAGAAGAGAGAGAATAGAAGCCGGGCAATGATCTTCACATGGTCCCATGCTTTCCTCCATCGTCTTAACTCCAAAGTTGAAATAATCCCGGTTGTTTGTGTGCGTCAATGCAACGGCGGCGAATGTCTCAACCTCTCCGGTGCTCAATACGGTTGCTTTTACTGCGGCGTAATATGTAGCACCGACCATGCAAGAGCGGACAACCTCATATTTTTTCGTGTCGTTCTGCCAGGCGTAAAGCTCGTCAATTTCTGCCTTTTTGTCAATAGCTCCGGTTCTGGTGTAGTGTGTTGCGTGTGTATAATCCCATCCCATGATATAAACCTCCTTAATCTCTTACCGGCTCGCATTGTAAACAATGGTTTTTACTAAAGGTTATCAATGCTTTTTTCGTGCCGTTCTCATGCTTGAAATTCTCAAAAAACTTTATCAATGTATCAAACTTGTAATAGTGCAAGCCTATTTCTGAATACTCAATATAGCGGCGATCCGTTATATTGGTTCCTTGGTTGTCGGTGTACTTCTTAAAAAAACGCAGTTTTTCTATATATTCATCAATATTTACTGTTTGCCCCTCTTGCAGATGTTCCAATACTGCGGAGCGGTTCAGATATTTATAAGCCATCCTAAAGCCTCCGATCTCTCAATATATCCGGCGGAGCTGGGGCGGATGATTCGCCGCCGTCCGTCTATGCCTGCCATACTCCGCAATATTTACAAGTGCTATTAGGTGCTTCGGGTTCTCCGAAGATAAACCGGCGGATCTGGTCTTGCATGGTGTCCGGGATAAGCCGCGCCCACTGTGTAGCGTTCCGCCATCGGTTCACGGCCCTAGCTGCAATATAAAGCCGGCTGCGTGTCTCTGTGTCCATTTGGAAAACCTCCGCCAATGTGTCAACGGCGTTTTGTTCCCTATCGTGAACCTCTCGCGCATAATTAACATGATTTTTTCGGGTTGTGATTTCCTCAAATGGACCACGGTATAAGGTTTTAGAGCTATAACAATATTCGTTGTAGGCCTCATTTTCTGCGGTTACTGCGTCAATAAGTCTTTCAATGTCAATTTTCATACTATGCGACCCCCTTTCTTTTTGGGCTCCATCTTGGAGAGTTTCACAATATCATAAAATGGAATAGAGGAGCGGGAACCGCGGAAAGTGTCGCGGATGTCCTCAATATAATTGTATCGTGTTTTCAATTCCTCAATATCTGCGGCTATTTCCTCATATTCTGCCGGGGTCAAGTCGTGTAAATGGCAATGATCCCACTTTTCAAAGAAACGGCGAGCCGGGGAGAACTTCGGCAGCAGATCCCACTGAGCCTGTCCGCCTCTGGTGTAGTCTAGTTTGCTTCTGCAGAACTCATTCGCAGAGGTTGAGAAGTACGGCGCGGAGTTGGTGCCGAGGGTGTAAAAATTTACTTCAAAAGTGATCAATTTTGAAATCTGGAAACAATACATAAATTCTTTCATAACTCTATACAACCTCCTTTGCGGCTTCTCTTGCGCCCCATTTTGTAGCGTGTTCCTGGAACTCTCCGACCGTCTCAACGTGGAGAAAGTCGGGAGAGAAACGGCGCACGGTGTAAGCTCTGCGGCTGCCGTCAAAATTGTTTTCACTGGTAACAAAACAGCGGTTTTTATACAAAGCGGATTCTATACGAAATCCCCAATATTTAAGAGTTTCACGGTCGAAAAAGTGGCCTTTTCCGGTTCTATAAATGGCTTTTGCCTCTGCTAATGTAATCATATATATAAGCCTCCTATATTTTGAGAGGGAGCGCCCCGGAGGGCGCGCCTCGTTTCTGTCAATTAGTAATTTTCGTAATATTCATTAAGGGCGGTTTTTTCGTCCTCTGTAAAAATACGGTCAATAGCTGCCGCGGTACGCTTGCAAGCCTTATAGGCCTTTAAGCCTTTGCGAACCTGATCCGCTCCGCCGTCAATATATCCAAACTCTGTTAAAAAGTCCGCCTCATCTGTGCAGCTATCAGCACAAGAAGCATCAGACAAGAGACAATATAAACAATCTTCTTTTGTTGGCTCATGCGTTGCGCTTGGGTTGCATTGATAATCAAAAGTGTAGCGGCGATTATTTGCCGGGTTGATAATGCGGCATTTATAGAGAACGTGGGACGGTGTAAAAAGGTCCTTTTGTTCGTCTGCCTCTTCAAATGTGAATTTTAAAGAATCAATAATCTTTTCTGCTTTCATGGTCTTTCCCTCTCTTTTCTGTTGTTCCATCCGGGAAAGCCTGTTATAATAGGAGACAAGCCCCGGAGGGGTGGCGGCGGTCCGTGTCGCTTGGTAGGTGTAGCGGATCGCCCTTTTTTATTTTGTTTCAAAGTCGTTTACGTCAGACTTGCAGACGGCGGCTTGCAGGGGTTCGCCTGTCCTATTCCCTTTTATGCTGCGTGTATATAGGCAACTCGTTCCAGCCATCGCCCCGGCTCAATAGTTCCGGAGCGGTTCCCGCTTTCCCCTGGGAGCGTCGGGGGCGTTAATCATTGTTAGAGTGCTAACTGCTTTCACTCGATGCCGGGCCGGTTTTATACCGCTTTCCCGATCTCGTGCGGTTCTGAAAGTTTCAAAGTGCTTTCATACTTCCAATAACTTAATTATCTTTTTTATATGTGCGGTGTGAATTGGTACACCCTAGCACAGGTTTACAATTTTCCTTTTGCCTGATATATGCACTCATTACCACAGGGGCAGCCCTCACAGGAGATACAAGCCGGAGGCGGTGGGGCGTGTGTTTCGGTCTCGTCTTAATAAGTGCCGCGCCGCCGTTGCCTTGGTCCGGGTTGGTTCCCTTGGTCCGGTCTGCGGTGCGTTGTTCTTTTGGGGTACACCGTGCGCCCTTGCCTGCGCTTGTTTGTTTTGTTGAACGTCCGGCGGTTCGTTGTTGTCCGTTGCGGTTCGTTCTTTATGCTTGTATTGTAAAGCGTATTCTTTACAAAGTCAAGTGAAAAATTTACAAATTATTGCGGTTTGTGAAATATGTATAGCCGACTAAACAAAATAAGGGCGGTTTGTTGTGTAAATTGTACACTTTACAAAGCGCAAGAAAACCCCGGCGCAGTGTTTACCATGCAAACGGCAGACTTGACAGGCGGCGCAGATTCCTATATATTAAAGGGGTACAGAGAGAAAGGAGGGCGGAGCCGGTGCGGTTGAGTTTTGGCGAAAAAATGCGCGTTATGATGAAACGGCGCGGGGTATCGGTGCAAGAGGTGGCGGATCGTCTGGGCGTGTCCCGGCAGAACGTAAACCAGAGACTAAACGCCGATAAATTCACGCTTGACGATATGGAGAAATACGCCGCCGCCATTGGTTGCGGTATAGAGATAGAAATAACAGAGCCGCCGGAGGGCGGAGCAGATCCACATATAAAATAAATAAGGATAGCCGAAAAAGTAGAACGTAGGGCACAGAGAGAAGCGAAAAAGCAGCTTTTCCCGGTGTCCTTTTTATTTTGCCCGTGTGACAGTGTAGGACCGCCACAGATGGCACAGAGGAAAGGAGGGCGCAGAGATGGCAACAGAGAAGAGAGAGACCGCCACAAGGGACGAAAACGGAGTTAGAAAACAGAGCTACAAACGTTTTAAGGCTGGGCGGGATTATGAAGAGATAGAGACGGCGCAGGCGGTGGCATTGTGTGAAATGATGCTAGACGGATTCAGAGCGGCAACCAAGGAAGCGGAAAAGGGGAAAGGAGGGAGACCCCGGAAGTTGGAGACCGTGGAAGAGTTTAGAGAGATAGCAGAAAACTATATAAATTATATTAAAGAGAGAGCTTTACAAGGTGTTAGGCTGATTCCTGACGTTGAGGGATTCTGCAGCTTTGCCGGTATTTCCCGCGATACTCTGAACGATTGGGAAAGAACCCGCCCCGGCGTGTATTCCGACACAATAAAAATATTAAAGAATAACATAGCCGCATACAAGAAACAGCTTGCATTTAATGGAGAAATACCGCCGATCGTGTTTGCTACTGATTTTAATAATAATCACGGTTACACCCAGGCGGCGCAGAAAATAGATCTGAATGTAGGCAAACAGGCGCAGGAGTTACCGACAGCGGCAGACATTGTACAACGTTTACCAGTAGAAACCGGAGGGACAGACCCGGCAGAGGATGCGGAGGACATAGAAATATTATAAAATCGGTGTTTTGCGGTTCGTTTTCTTTTACTTTTACGAACTCCGGCACGTTTCCGGCGGTTCTGGTGTAGCGATCCGGGGACAGTTCCGGCAGCTTATACCCTGGGGCGGGGGTGTGGAGCGGAGCGGATCAGGGGCAACTCACCCCTCTGAGTTCCCGAAAAATTAAAAAGCCCAAAACCACCCCAATCGTAAAATGGCAAAGAACCCTATTACCGTAAACCACCCAATTTACAATGTAAGTATAAACACGGCATCCGAATAACAAAAGGAAAGTGAGGACTTTACAAAACCACAAAATCCAAAATCGGCGGATGCCTACCGGCATAGAAAGAGAGAAATATGGAACAGAACAAAGAAACAGCAACACAGAATAAGCAGAGAGAGGCGGAAGTATGCAGAGAGAAAAAACAGACCGCATGGGACAAATGGAAAGAGGACACACTGCGGAAGTTCAACCGGACTGCATGACAGAGGCATACACCGTAGGAATCTCTGAAACGCATATCAGAAACAATGCAACGGTATTCCGAGTATGGCAGATGATAGAGTGTGGAGAACTTACCAGAGAAGAGGGATTGTACCTCATGGTAAATACGCTTGCGGATGAAAACCATCGTCTGAATCAAATGTGTAATGACCTCATAATGAGGATGCCGTCACGTCTGCACGTAGAAACGATAAAAGGCGAAAAATAAAAATCGGCGGAGGCTTACGCCTCATAGGAGGTAAAACCGGATGAGCAATGAAAACAGCAATTCCAAAAATTCCCCGGAAAATAAAAAGAGGTCTTGGCACAAGGAACCGTGGTATAAAAGGTTATTCGACAAGATTTTGGTATCGTATTTTCTTCCGTGCAAGCATGAGTGGGAAGTACTGGAAGTCCTCTGGACGGTACATGATTACGGCGGATTTAAGTGTGAGGTATGCAAATGTGGGTGTAAGAAATGCGGAGAAATAAGCATTGAGCAATTATTAGTATGAGGTGTAGGGCATGGATAGACCGGTAGAAATCACAAGAAGCTATGCAGAGTGCAAATTCTGTAACGATATTGCTGATATGTGCAATGAGATACCAGATTGTACTCACTGTGAGAATAGAAAAGGAACATGGATAGATACAATCACGAGCCTGCTTGGCACAAAAGCGGTTGTCGTTCTGGAAGATGGCAAAGTGGAGACATATCCATTGGATAGACTTAAAGTTATCACAAAGAGGGAGAGATAATGAAGATCATTGAAGAAATTGGCGAAGCTGCAATGTTGGAGCAGCTTGCTGAGGAATGTACTGAGTTGGCAAAGGCAGCTCTCAAAATGGCAAGGATCATCCGAAAAGAGAATCCGACACCGGTTACTGAGAAAGAAGCCATTGCCAATATCCGGGAGGAATACACGGATGTTGTGCAGTGTGCCGGAGAACTTTCACTTACGGTTGATGAGGAACAAATGGCACGAAAACACGAGAGATGGGAGAAAAGAGTGAGGGATAGAGGATGATACCATTCAGACATTGCATAAGGGAACCGCACGGATCAGCAGTGAAATTTGAGATACTGGCGGCAACAACGAATGAGTTTCAGGTACGTTACCCAGATTACGATTATATCAAAATGGGAGCCAGACCGTCAGTGATGTATAACAGAGAACAATTACTGTGTTTCCTACTAGCTTATGATAAGGCGGAGTGCCTTGAATTTATGGAAAAACTGTATCATCACATGGGATGGCCTACTGAAAAGCTGCATGAGAATCCGGCGTTTGCCGAAGTGATAAAGGAGAAAGAGACATGATAGCACGTTTCTTGCAGGATATTGTCGTGAACGACATTGAGAAGAATATGGAAATGAATATTGATAAGGGCGAAGAACTTTTTGCCATCGACAGAGGGACCCATTATGAGCTGAGAAAGGCTGACGGATGGGGAACTATGGCTCCGAAAGAGTGCGAGGGAGAATATTATGAGATCATCAAAGAATAAAAATCCGTGTTTTGATTGCCTTGCATCAGAAAAAGAAAATGAGGAAGTATGCAGGACCATACGGGCGATATTAAACAAGCACAATAGCGTACAAGTGGATCTGAATGATCCTGGCAGCATAGGAACATTAACCATAGGGGATTGTACATTTAACGTTTATCTTGGAGGTACAACACTGAATAGGCTGACGCTTCTGCCGGGCAAGGATGTATATAGGCGTGTATTCACACTGATAGAGGCGTAGGGGGATATGTATGGAAAATGAGACAAAACCACAGCTCTTTATTATGGATGAACAGCTTGGAAATCCTATACCACTTGCGGAAATTAAGGAAATATCTGAACCTACACTGGATGAAGAGTATGATATGCCGGATATTTCTCATCTGAAAGAGGGATTTGAAATACCTTTTGAAGTGAAAATGAAGAAAACTGCCATAAACAAGCTGTTTCGTCCATGCTTTGGCAGAGAGCCATACGGAAATCTCGAAAAATGCGCCAAGTGCATACTGAAAAAGGACTGCGTTGTGGCGAAAATCGAGAATAATTTCAACATGAGATTAAGGGCATACCACCCTTGATAATAAATCACAAGGAGGACACCAATGGAAAAGAAAGAAAAGAAACCGTGGAGACCGCCAGAAGCGGCACATTTACCAGATCCGATAGCGTTTGCCATGCAGGGTTTTGAACGTTTTGGATTGTCGAAAGAACGACTGATACCGCCATTACAAGCATTTGACAGAGTGATGCAACACTCGGCATTTACCGAAAACCGATGGTGGGAAAACGCAAGGCAGGTAACGGCAACAGCATCATCGGAAGAACAGTGGCGGAGAGTGAGCATCGAAAGAGCACGTTGCCTCGGAGAACCATGGCCGGATTTTGATGATATACCGGTTACGAGTATCACAGAGGATTTTTCACAGAAATGTCAAAACGCCACAATCGGATTATTAAGAGATCAGGTAATAGCATCATGCGCTATTCCGGGAGAAACATTGTTTGGAGACATTTTTAACCAGTTAGGTATTAAGGAGGACAATATGGATAGAAGTTTAGCAGACAAAAAATTTAAGAAAGTAACTATCGAGTGCGAGGACGGCACGACTTACGCTGGAAAGATCAATCATGTATGTGGTAGCCCGTATCGTTGGGACAAACTGTGTGTAGAAGCAATGGTTGAGGACAAACCTATTGGAGCATACGGTATTGAGAAAGTCCTGTTCCAGAATCCTGCCACAATCGTGTTTTGGTCTGACGGAACAAAGACGGTCGTAAACTGCATGGATAATGTGGAAACCAAAAAGAAGATCGTAGACAGCAAAGAAGTAATCATTCGCAAACCTAGAAAGTGCGATACCTACTCCAAAGAGGCAGGACTGGCTATGGCTATTGTTAAGAAGTGGGCCGGTAACAACGGAAATTACAACAACATCTTCCGTAAATTCATTCCTGAGATGGCAGAGGAAGAAAAGGCTGCCAAGAAAGCCAAAAAGGCACAGAAAGCGGAGAAGTAGATATGACATTAAGAGAATTGGCAAAAGGCTATGATGGAGATGTGTTGATTAAAGCCTATGAGAATGAAAAATCAAAGATTCCTACGGCAATCATGCAGAGTTCGGTCACGGATGCAATAAAGGATGAGATATTGGATAGAGAGATTTACAGTTATGCAATGGTCTATCAGTCGTTGTTCACATCAAATCTAAGAGCGAATTTTGCAGCCGCACCGGAAGAAACGGAGGAAACCACATGAGAACCTATTTTTTTGACACAGAGTTTACTGGTCTGCGTAAGGACACAACTCTTATCAGCATAGGAATTGTCTCAGACACAGGAGATAGGTTCTATGCAGAGTTGACGGACTATGATGAGGGTATGTGTGATGAATGGATTGAGAAGAATGTTCTCGATCATTTGGTTTTGAGTGGCAATGCGGAGTTAGAAGAAAGTCTGGCAGCCGACAATAAAACAACGACTGTAATCGGCAGTAAGGCAGATGTTTGTTGCGAACTTATGGAATGGCTTGAAATGGACGCTAATTTTGACAGTGATTATGCTGCGGTATTCGTTTCAGATGTCTCGCATTACGATATGGTGTTACTGATTGACTTATTGGCAGGAAACGCTATGAAGTTGCCTGAGTTTATTACACCGGCTTGTCACGACATCAATCAGGACATTGCAACGATGCTTGATATTTCAGAAAAGGCAGCTTTTGACATTTCGAGAGAACAGTTCCTTACAAACAGAGGAATTGATTTGCCGAAAGGTCAAAAACACAATGCACTCTACGATGCGGAAGTTATCAAAGCGATATACGAGGACTTTTTCTCCGTGGGGGGGGTAAAACAGGGAGGAAAAAGGAACCATGTCTGAGCAGGAAATGATAAAGAAACTCGGAGAACTTACGAGTGAGGTCGAAAAACTGAAAGCAAACAAGAAATCTCTGGCAGAAAGAAATATGCAAGCAGAAAAAGAGAATGATGATCTGAGGAAACAGATTGAACAGCTTGAAAGTTTCAATGCAGAGTTGGATGCCACAGTCAAGGAACAGACTGAAATGCTGAACGGTGGAAAGTTATATGAGGACTATCAGGAAGTTTGCATTAAGAACAGCAAACTCAACGCAACGGTTGATGTTCTGGTAGAGAAAATCTGTATGTTAAAGGCGGTGGGATGTCATGGATAATGGAATGGAACTCAGAGTGAAAGATTATTGTGCTTTCTGCCCTGATTTTGAGGCTGACGTTGATAAGGTTGATATTACTGTATTGGCGGATCATACCCAAAGGGCATTAACCACAATCAGATGTGAACACGCCGAAAAGTGCGAAAGAATATACGGGAGAATACAGGAGGGCAGAACTAATGAAACAACGGTGGTACAAAGTAGTGTTTGAAACCATTGAGAGAAAACCAATCCGCAGAACTGTTACCGTATGCAGCACGGACAGTGTTCATGCGTCTGCTCTGGTATATCAGCAGTTCGGTAGAAAGAAAATCAAGGTAAAATCTGCCAAGAAAGTAAAGGAGAGCGAATGATGGATAATTTGAACTTGAAACCGCAGTCCCCGGATGAAGTAAAAACCATGATGTGGACTGGGGAAAATCAGCGTGAAATGTTCGATCTGCTTACTTGCGGCAAGAAAATTGATGATTATATGACTGCCAGTGGAGAGAACTTTTTCATAGACCATAGCACCGTAAAAGGCGGGTTGGTGCTTATTGCCAACATAGGAAATCAGTGCGGATGCAAAATACCGGTAAAGATAGGGGATTATGTGTGCGGTCGCAGATATGGAGATAAATGGTGTTTTTCCGTTGCGGACGGTACGGCTTTTGAAAACAACACTTGCGGAACTCTCGAAAAGAGAGAGGGGAAAGAAAAACCGATAGACATATTCAAAAACCAGGAGCAGTTAGAAGAGTGCCTGAGAGAGTGGCAACACAGATTATTCCTTGATGGGTGGCTAATACTGGCACACGTTAAGGATAAGATTATGAACCCTAACGGAGAAGAGGTAATTGACGCTGCCGGATATAACACATTCATATTTGAATCCAGTCAGGCAAACATCCAGTTACTCAGCGATGAATCTTACAAAGAGAACAATACACTGTTCAAACACTGCATGGAAAAGGATCTTGTGCATGAACTTTTACATTGCAAGTACGATTGGATGGGATGTCAGGGTGGAACCTATGAGGGCGTGTATCTGGATGCGACCGAACACCAGAAGCTAGAGGAAATGGCAAAGAGTCTTATCATGGCAAAATATGGTGTCGGTTATGATTACTTCATGTGAGGTGCAATATGACAACGGTGGTGGTCTATAAGACCGATACAAAAGAAGTTCTGGCAGCTATTCCGATGGACGGCGGAGATGCCGTCTGCCGGAATGATGTGGAATTTCAGATTTACAACGGAACAGAGCCAATATTCACGGAAACTCCCGGAGGAATCGTATTGGCAGAAAACAAATTTATGATAAAGATGGAGGGCAACAACAATGAAAAATAAAGGAACATGGATTATTGTCGGCATTGTAGCCGCATTTGTATTACTGATAGCAGGAATTTTTGTAAGTACCAACAACAGAGCGGTTTCGTTGGAGGAACAGGTCTTTACGGCTGACTCTGATATTCAGGCACAGGAGAAACGCAGAACGGATCTTATCTACAATCTGGCAGATTGCGTCAAGGAGTACGATAAGCATGAGGCAGAGACTCTTCTTAATGTCGTAGAAGCAAGAGGAAACAATGGCAGCACCACAGATATTGAGAATGTGACAACTTCCATAGCTGCGGTTGCCGAAGCATACCCGGAATTAAAATCCAACGAGAATTACAAGGAACTGATGAATGAACTTTCAACCACAGAGAATATGATCCTGCAGTACCGCACTGCCTACAATAACGAGGTAAGGGCGTATAAGAAATATGTGCGTAAATTCCCACATAAGCAGATCTTGGGAGTTATGGGATATGAGGTTATCAATTATGACTATCTGGAATACAGCGAAGAGGACAGACAGCCGGTAAGCAATCTGTTTGGAGAATAAGCCTATGAGGAAATGGAGTAAGATAATCTACTCCGGCAACGGTTGGGATATGACGGTGCGTGAACTGATGTTTAGCATCGTCATTATCCTTATCATGCTTATGGGTGGATTTTTCATTAGTGAAAAGATAGCTTCACACAATGACGAACAGAATCAGGAATACTATCAAGCCATGCAGATTGATGGAAATGCAGAACTGTTTCAGTACGGTATGCGAACTGATGTAGGAAATGCGTTTGTGAAAGGAAATCTGGTGGCAGTAGATCCTGTTACAGATCCGGGAATAGGTGGAGTACCAGCTGCCTACATAAAGGTTGAGGAACAACACTATAACCGTCACACGAGACAGGTGGCACATACACGGACGGTAAATGGGAAAACGCAGACTTATTACACTACGGAGGTATATTATTCGTGGGATTACTACGATAGTTGGGAAAGCCATAGTCAAACGGTGTCATTCCTTGGCGTGGAGTTTCCGTATGGAAAAATCCAGATGCCGGGGTCTTACCTGTATGACACAATTAAGCAATCGTCCCATGTGAGGTATTTGTACTATGTTATCAACACGGAATACAGCGGAGTTATCTATGCCAATCTCAAAGACAATACCATAGAGGACGGAACACCGTTCATTCAGGCAGATACGATAGATGAAGCGGTGGACTATATGGTTTCAAACGGAACTGCCGGGCTGGTAATTTTCTGGGTTGTATGGGTAATTCTGATTGGAGCAGCCGTGTTCGGGTTCTGCTATTTTGATAATAAGTGGTTGGAGGATTAGAGATGTATATTGTAGATCAGGACCGTAGCAACGTAGTTAATATCGGCAATATCAAAAGCATTGCACTCAGCGGAAAAAGAATTACCGCCGATGATTACACACTTGCGGCTTACGATACAGAACAGAGAGGGAAAGAAGTATTTGAACAGTTACTTGGGAATGCTTTTCCTCCTGATATGATAGTAGCCAAGAATTGCAACATATCCGAGGATGCCGTAAATGACCTAGCAATGGATCATAGCATTATTATGGTTCGTGGCAACGGACAGGCGGATGTTACAGCGTATAGCTGCGGAGTTTATTATATGCCGGAGGAATAAAAGAATGGTAGATGTTATTTTAGCAATCATTTGGATTGCGATATTGGCACTTTACATTGTTGTGGGTTGGAAAGATGCAAAGTCCAACAATGAAGTAAAGAAAGAAATTACACAGATGAATGAGCTGCTGTTGGAACAGAACTCTCAGCTCGAAGAACAGAATAAGCATCTTAATATGGTTATTCTGAGTGTTTGCAGTAAGAGTGTACGAGATAGAAAAGACCAGGAGGAAAAACGTGAAAAAGCAACGGAAAGAGACACGCCTGAAAAGGAAACGCCTGAAAGCAGCGTATAACACAATCTTAGAAGAAAACCGCCGATTAAAAGGTTGGCAATCGGTGTATGGCAGAAAAGAGATTAGAACATTTGGAGAACGCAAAATACTCACAATATTTGAAGCAGGAAGTGACAATATGGGAGAAATCATAAAAGACAGAATGGCAGTTGAAATTGGCAGAGCACTTAAAGAAAATGGCGCAATTCAGTTTGAAACATACGATGATCCTATGAAATGTGGAATTATTGTGGATGCGAAAGTTAAAATCGTTATGCCGTAGGTATATTACAGAGCCGTGTAGAGCCGTGAGAAAGGATGAATTTTCATGGCTCAACACGAACTATCGAATAAAGAGATTATCGTAAGGCTTCTGAAAAGCGATCTGAGTGACTATGACAATCTTCTGTCCTTACTCGGAATGGCAAATGAGGTTATTCGGGAAGATAAAGAACTTTCACGGAAATTAGCGAATAAGGTCAGATTCCTTGCACTGAGACTATGTGCGACAGGAGATATTAAATATTACGATTTGTACAATAAGGCTCTTTTGTTCTTGGCACAGGAACATAAGGATTTTGACTCTTATCTGCTTTATGTGGAAAAGAACAGAGATCCAGAGGACAGATACTATCAGCCACGAAGAAATAAGATTTATTGGCTTGTACAGAAGATGCAGAGGCTTATTGATGATGAGTTGGATATTCTATCAATATCAATGCCTCCTGGCACCGGCAAGACCACACTGGGAGAGTTTTTCATATCGTTTGTAATGGGGCATTACCCCAACACACCAAACCTTATGTCCTCCCATTCTGGATTTATGACGAGAATGTTCTATGATGCCGTTCTCAACATAATTACCAGCAATGAATATTGTTGGAGCGATGTGTTCCCGGACATTGTATTTGAGGGAAATAACGCAAAAGAAGAGACAATAAACCTTGGAAGATGGCAACCGTTTAAGACACTGACCTGCAGACCAATCAGAGGTTCCCTTACCGGTGTTACCCGTTGTGAGGGATTTCTGTATGTGGATGATTTGGTTTCCGGTATCGAAGAGGCTCTGTCTATTGATCGTCTGGATAAGTTGTACGGAGAGTACACCACAGACCTTAAATCTCGTAAAAAGAAGAAAGCAAAAGAGATCCACATTGCAACCCGATGGAGTGTGCATGATGTTATTGGCCGGCTTGAAAGAATGTATGAGGGCAATCCGAGGGCAGAGTTTATTGCTGTTCCAGACATTGATCCTCAGACCGGAAAAAGCAACTTTGATTACGATTATGATGTTGGATTCGATGAGAAATACTTCCACGATATGGAAATGTCGATGGATGATGTTTCATATCGCTGCCTGTATAAGAGCGATCCGATTGAGAGAGAGGGTATTCTGTATCATCCAACAGAATTGCAGAGATATATCGGAGGACTGCCGGACAGAGAACCGGATTCTATATTGGCAATCTGCGATACCAAGGACACCGGTACAGATTACAACTTCCTCGGAGTTTTCTATCAGTACGGAGACAGATACTATCTGGAAGATCTGGTATTCAAAAACATCGACCCTGGGACCTTGGACGAACTCAACTCAGATATGCTTGTTAAGCATCATGTACAGCAGGCACAGTTCGAGAGCAACAAAGAGGGTAGCAGAACCGCAAATGAGGTTGAGAGACTTGTTAAAGCCAAAGGCGGCAGATGCCATATTACGAAGAAATACACTACTCAGAACAAAGAGACCAAGATCATCGTCAATTCTTCATGGGTTAAGGAACACGTCATATTCAAGGATATTACAGAATATGAGCCTAAGAGTGATTACGGTGTGATGATGTCATTCCTTTGCAGTTATACACAGCTCGGAAAGAATAAACATGATGATGCGCCGGACACTCTGGCAATGTTCGCCCAGTTTGTAGATGCTCTTCTTGGCGGAGAGGGACAGGTAGTAAAGAGAAGTGACTTAGGAATATAGAAAGGGATAGCATGGGACAATATAGTTTCGCCACCAACTTAAAAAAAGAAAGAACGAATAGGGGAATTACACAACACGAACTTGCAACGGGCGTTCATGTGGCGCAGAATACCGTGAGCGATTGGGAACAATGCAAAAGTTATCCGTCAATCGACAAGATATACGATATAGCAAATTTTCTCAAAATCCCTGCAAGCAAGTTGATTTCTGATGTTCAGAAAAATGGTTGTAAAGCCGACTGCACACAGAAAAACAAAATTTTTTGAAAATTTTGTTTATTCCACTTGACAAAGAATGTTTAGTACGCTATACTACGACCATACCAAGTGACACGGACATAAGTTAAGCGGAGTGAACACAAGGTATTTGGCATTAAAGTTTCTCCTAACCATTACGGCACAGTAACGGTGCCGTAATATGGGAAGTAAGCTAACTCGGTAGAAGCGATGGACTGAAAATCCATAGGAGTTGGTTCGACACCAACACTTCCCACTTAGAATTATTGTTCCCCGACAGTAATTCCATATCAGAGGATTCTAACTTATGTAGTTCCTCCGAAGCCTCACATGGAATCCCCCAAGTGTGAGGTATGGACCATTAGCTCAGTTGGTTAGAGCATCCGGCTCATAACCGGACGGTCTGGGGTTCAAGTCCCTGATGGTCCACGCATGGCAATCCGGCACGAAACTATAAATATAGCCATGGCAGTGAAGCTACGCCGAGATACACCGGAGGAAGTAAGGCGGCTGAGTGCGGCGGTGCAGTGCAGAAACGGTATGACTACCGCATGACCGTGACGGCTACCAGAGGTAGCAGACAAGAGAGGATGCAAAAAGATGTATATTCCTGAATTTTGGTGCGGTGTTGCCGCAACGATAATCACAGAAGTAATAATTGCAATCGCATATTCCATATATGCAGACCACAAGAAAGGAGGCAAGAAGTAATGAACAAAGCTGAATTAGTACAGGCTATGGCTGATGAAACCGGACTTTCTAAGAGTGATGCTGAAAAGGCACTCAACGCATTTGTGGAAGTTGTCGGTGGAGAACTTGGCAGGGGTGGAAAAGTACAGCTGGTTGGATTCGGTACGTTTGAAGTAACTGAGCGTGCCGCCAGAGTTGGCAAGAATCCCCAGAACGGAAAAGAGATTACCATTCCGGCTTGCAAGGCACCTAAGTTCAAAGCAGGCAAGGCTTTGAAAGACGAGGTAAATCGTTAAATGATCGGAGCGAACTTGGTGTAGCGTGGTGGTTCGATTCCACCTGTGGGCGTAGCTCTTGCGATTAAGGTTTCCACCGCTTCTTTCCTAATGTTCTTGGCGATACAAAGAAAATTCCGGGCGAACGGCAACGATTGGTGGTGTTGCGGCGGACTGTAAATCCGTTCCCTCGTGGTAAACATTGGAGGTTCAATTCCTCTTTCGCCCATTTCGGTGTAATGAGCCGAGAAAGTAATCTTGCAAGAAAAAATCAATATCAGGAACCCGTTTACGCTTGTGCGGTTAATTGCCTTTCGGTAAAAAGGAACGCTCCTCTGTTCGATTAGTCAAACGGTCAAGACACCACCTTTTCACGGTGGGGACGGGAGTTCGATTCTCCCATCGAACATTTCAACTGAGAATAACGCTGACTGTTTATAGTTGGTTTAGTGTTCCGGCTGAAAAGTATTGGCGAAAGCCGTGGTAAGCAATCATTAAATAGGGAGATTGCAATGCTCACTGAGAGGCTTATGTGAGTAGTCTGGGAAAGCCGACAGGACTTAAAATTGGAGAGCTTGCGTAAGTCACGCTAAAGACCACTGTTGCAACGGTGCCTACGATAGCATAACTGGAAATGCCACGGACACCATGCCGGGGAAAGTGGGGTTCAACTCCCCACCGTAGGACGAGCGGATTTCTTAACTGATTTTCTTAGTCCGGCTTTAACAGGAAAGAAAATTGGCGGTGGCGAGGTTCCGGTGATCACCAAGTGCTTTTTCATTACCAAGAGTTTTTAAGAAAAACTCCGGTGCGGAAAATTTACTGCTTAGAGTGCATGAGCGTTACAGCGATTTAAGCGGCGGTGGAAACTTCCGAGAAAGACCTGATTATAGATGTGCGTGAGCCGTAACCAATCGAGCCGTCATGCTTAGTCAGGCGCAGAGGAATGTAGTAGAGGCGGAGAACTGCGATAACAACGTACATCCGAGGTAAGGCGATAAAGAGTTGGACTCGTCAAAGGTTCTTTGAGTATGTAGTCGGTGGATTATGAGAACCATGTGGAGGGGTGCAAGGTCCGAGAACCACATTAAAAAATGAAATACCTTTGTTGGCAACTGTCTTACACGTTGCAGCGGTTCGGTAGTGGCAACCATCCAAGTTGCCGCCGGAATGCATTGGAGTATAGCTCAGATGGATAGAGCACAACACTACGGATGTTGGTTAGCGCAGGTTCGAGTTCTGTTACTCCAATAATGGCTTGTAGCTCAGTGGTAGAGCGTCTGACTGTTAATCAGAATGTCGTGGGTTCGATCCCCACCTTGCCAGTTGGAGACACTTGACTTACTCTTTCAAAACACTCCACGACAGAAAAGGTTAGGAAAGGGCGTTTACGACCGGCGGAAGAGGATCTCCGACTTGTACGTTACCAAGGGAAAACTACTCTGCCGTGTGTCCGGTTGGTCGAGGGTGCGGTCTTGAAAACCGTCTGGATGTAAAAGTCTCTGGGGTTCAAATCCCTAACACGGCGTGGCAAAGTAAAGGATACGTTCGATTCGTAGGTGTATTGGTTGCACGTTCTCTATCCAAAACCAATAGAGAAAGGAACGGTTCGATTCCGCGGTGTGAGGTCGCATTTTACTTTGTGGTTTTGGCTCTATGGTATAAAGGTTATTACGCCCGACTGTCTATCGGAAAATTTGGGTTCGATTCCCAATAGAGTCGTTATGGTGCATTGCCGTAATGGTAGCGGAGTGGCTTGCTAAGCCATCCGGCAGAAATGCCGTATAGGTTCGATTCCTATATGCACCGCTATGAGACCGTATTCTACCGGTGGAGGAGGTCTCAGAATTTGGAGTTGCCGGAATAGGTAGACGGATAATCATAGTAAAGGAATGGGGTAGGCGAGAGGTAGGTGCGAGGACAAGCCACAGAAACAGCCGTAATCCTACCGCCCCAAGAAACTACTGAAAATCATAACTATTGTACCGAGTACCAACAGTGAAAGGTGTGGCTAACAGTAGCATAGTTCCATAGTGGGTGCAAATCCCATTACTCCAAAGCCGTCCTGACTTCGGACGTTAAACCAGTTGGGGTTAGAGAGATTTCCCGAAAGATAGTTCCTATTGGCATACCCGGTGGTTAGGGTGTATCACAACAAACCATAGTGAGTGTACGGAATTATTTAATCAAGTCCACCGTTCAGGATGTCGGCTGTGTGACGGTTAAGAGTGATTATGCGAGAAATTCGACATAGCAGAAAACTCAGAGGTTCTTGTGGGGCGAAGAACTATTATGGCGGAGTGGAGCAGCGGTAGCTTGTCGGGTTCATGCCCCGGAGGTCACAGGTTCAAATCCTGTCTCCGCAATCTTGCGTGGTAGTTCAATGGAGAGAACATTATGAGCGGTTGTCATGCTCCATGTGACACGGACAGCAATAATTCTTTTTTCGATGGTAACGAAGAGATGGGGGTTCGATTCCCTCCCACGCAACTGATACGGATTTCCGTATTAAAACTGAATATGGAGAGATGGCGGAACGGTAGACACGGCAGTTGTGTACAATACATCATGTTTGTGGTGCTGACAGCAAATCTTACAGCTTGGGGCCTGCTTCATTGTTGGTTCAAATCCAACTCTCTCCAATCAAGGCGATGGCACAAACGTCCTTACAAATCAATAAGACGTGCCACATGGCGAGGTAGCTCAGATGGTAGAGCAATGATATGAATACGCAGATCATGTTAGTGATCTCAACAGCAATCTCATTCCAATCCAAGGCATGTGTCGGCGGTTCGATTCCGTCCCTCGTCTCTGCCCCGATTGCCGGTTATGGTAAACCGGAGGGAACATGACTGCGATAACGCTTGTGTTCCGCACAGCAATCGAGTATACGGGTTCAAGTCCTGGCGGGGCAATTAAGTGACGCTTACAGCAATCTTTCAAAACAGAAAATTCCATTGACAATATTTTCCCGTTTGAAACAGCGTCATGTAAAGAAATGAGGTTGCCTATGAACCGAAAAGAAGATTATAGGGATATGGAAAAGTATCATAAGGCGTGTCAGAGACAGCATAGGCGATATTACAGCAAAACGTCATTTCTATATCCGTCTCATCCGTGGACTGCGGAGGAAGATGCACTGGTAATCAAACATGAGATTACCGATTCTGAACTGTCCGAGAAAATAGGTCGTTCTGTTGGTGCGATACATAACAGACGGTATGAACTTAAAAAGTTAGCCAGATAGGCATAAAACTTTATATGGGACGCTCACAGCAAATTATGGGATATGACTGTTAATCATAAAAACCAATAGCGTCCTGAATGAACTTACAAACAATTTTATTATGGGACTCCTACAGCAATCACAATGGTTAAAACAATGTCTGCAAAACAATGTGAAGTGGTTCAATTCCACAAATGAGAGTCCTGGAAAGAGAGGAAACAATGAGCTTCGCAGATGCAATGAGAAAAGACGGTTCATTTACCAGAACCGAAAACGGTGCTGTGGCTTTGAATACCACAGGAGACGCAAGACTGGATTTGTTCGGCACAATCGGATCTCTGAGAGAAACTGATGAGGGCAGAATCGAAACACTGTTCGCAGAGGCATACAATCAGGATGCTCTTTTTTCCACAAAGATTGCGTTCTATGCAAGGGATATTCGTGGAGGCCTTGGAGAAAGAAAGACTTTCAGAACAATCATCCGTTACATGGCAGAGAAACACCCGGAAGCACTCAGACCGAACCTTGATCTGATTGGAGTATTCGGAAGATATGATGATCTGTATGAGCTTATCGGTACTCCGTTGGAGGACGATATGTGGGCGGCAATGAAGAAACAGTTTGAGGAAGATTTACAGAACCTCAATGCCGGAAATGCAATTTCTTTACTTGCAAAGTGGATTAAAACCGCAGATGCAAGCAGTCCTGCCACAAGAAAACTCGGCATACTTACAGCACAGAAATTAGGTTATCCGATCTACAATTTCAAGAGAATTGTTCGCAGCATGAGAAAACAGATTGGTGTCGTTGAAAGCCTCATGTCCGCAGGAAGATGGGATGAAATCAAATACCCGGAAGTTCCGAGCCGTGCGATGATGATTTACCGCAAGGCATTTATGAAACATGATGCTGAGAGATTTGGAGAGTTTATCAACAAAGCACAAAAGGGAGAGGTAAAGATCAATGCCTCAACACTATTCCCTTACGATATTGTTGAGAAGATCCTTTACGGCAGAGAGAGCAACAAGGTACTTGAAGCCCAGTGGAAAGCCTTGCCGGATTATGTGGAGAAAGGAACAAACGCTTTAGTTATGGCGGATGTGTCCGGTTCCATGAGAGGCAGACCTATGGCAACATCAATCGGTCTTGCAATCTATTTTGCAGAGAGAAATGTGGGTGCATACCACAATCTGTTTATGACATTCTCTGACAGACCGGAGACGGTTATTCTGAGGGGAGAAACCCTTGAACAGAAGATTTGCAACGTGAGCAGAGCAAATTGGGATGGTAACACAGACCTTAAAGCTGCTTTTGAGAGAGTTCTTGAAATTGCGAAAAAGCATAATACTCCGCAGGAGGAAATGCCGAAAGCAATCGTTGTTATCTCTGATATGGAAATTGACTATTGCGGAAACCGTGAGTGGTCGTTCTATGGCAAGATGGCAAATAAGTTCCGCAAGGCCGGTTATGTAATCCCAAACATCATCTTTTGGAATGTGAACAGCCGACACGATGTATTCCACGCAGACCACAACCGTAAGGGAGTGCAGCTTGCAAGCGGACAGTCCGTGACGGTATTCAAACAGATCCTGCAGAACCTTGGCTACAATCCGGTTGAGGCTATGGAGAACACAATCAATTCTGAGAGATATGATTGCATCACAGTCGAATAGAGTAAATACTGACCGGGGCAAATAGCTCCGGTCAAATAAAATATAAAAGGAGATAACCACCAATGAAAACACCCTACAATGAAATTGTGAACATCGCAAGTATTGGTTCACAGACAAATCCGATTTCTCTTAATGAGATTTTGAGAAAGGCAAACGATGAGCAGCTTACACCGGCAGCACAAAACAAAGAGAGAGTATTGTTTCTCGGAATTGATGTGCAGCAGGACTTCATGGATAATGGAGCACTCGGAGTTCCCGGAGCACACGGCGATGTGGAGAGAATGACACAGTTTATCTATAACAACATGGATAAAATTACAAACATTGCGGTATCTATTGATACCCACACACCACATCAGATTTTCCATCCGTGCTGGTGGATTGATGAAAATGGCAACAATCCGGCTCCTTACACACCGATTACGCTAGCAGACCTTGATTCTGGAAAGTACAGAGCTGTTATCTACCCTCGCCAGAGCCGTGACTATGTAGAACATCTGGAAAAAGACGGAAAGAAAACCTTATGCGTATGGTCTTACCACTGTTTACAGGGTACATCTGGTGCGGCATTTGAAAATCAGTTTGCCAACATGATTTATTTTCACTCTGTCGCAAAGAAAGCCGTTACGCAGCGTCTTGTAAAAGGACAGGATCCACTCAGCGAAATGTACGGAATTATCAAACCTGAGTATGATACAAAGAACTACATCAATATCGACTTCCTGAACAAACTGGAAAATTACGACAAGATCATTATTGCAGGAGAGGCAAAGAGCCATTGCGTATTGGAAAGCATTAAACAGATTCTCGAACATTACGCTAATCGCCCAGAGATCACTCAGAAAATCTATATCCTGGAAGATTGTATGTCCTCCATTCCTGGGTTTGAGGATGTTACTGAGCAGACCTTTGATGATTTTAAGAAAACGTACCATGTAAACATCGTGAAAAGCACAGATGATATTTTGTAGGAGGTAGCCGGTATGAATGAAACAGAACAGATAATTGACGGATTAGATGAGGTTGAGATCGCAAATACCTCCATTGATGAAATCGACAGTGAGAACATCAATTTAATTTTTGTCGGAATCGACAAGTCTGGTTCTATGGGAATGTATGAAAGAGATATGGTAAAAGCTCTTTCGGATTTCAAAGATGCACTTATCAATTCCAAGGAATGTGATGAGATTCTGGTTGCAAGAGCAGACTTCTCCGACAGTGCAACCGTAGGAGGCTATAAGCGCATTACAGAGTTTGACACTTCGTATAGCACCGATGGATGCACAGCTATGTACGATACGATCATTGATGGAACTGAGAAGTTGAAAGAATACAGAGACTTCCTCAAAAATGAGGGAATGAGAGTAAAGGCCGTGTTTGCAATTTTCGGAGATGGGATGGATAACTCTTCTCAGCCGGGAGGGTTTGCAAAGGCAAAGAAAGCGGTAGAGTATCTGAACGTGGAAGAAATCGTTACTGCGTTTATCAGTTTCGGAGGACAGGCAACACAGGAGGCGAAAGACCTTGGATTCAAGAATATCCTCGATGTAAGCAGTTCTGCATCAGAACTCAGAAGAGCTTTCAACTGCTTATCAAAATCAGTGATTGAAAACTCCAAGAGTGCCGTATCGAAACAGGATGATTTTTTTGACGTATAAAAAATGAGAGTAGAACGGCGATCCTAAAAGGGGTTGCCGTTCTTTTTTGTGGGAGGAAATACAATGGTTATAAATAAAATCGGTCAGCAACATATCGACTACGGTACGAATTGCCAGGACTACGGAATTGAATTTGATGGGATGAAAGTTGTTTGCGATGGCTGTTCGGAGGGGAAACATTCGGAAGTTGGAGCAAAAGCGTTTTGCCATCTTTTGAAAAATGACAGCAGAATTATACATGAATGTAGTGTATATACTGCCGCAGCCGCTTTTGGAGAGATACTTGGTCTATTCGGGCAGACTTCCGGCTCAATCAGAGATTTCCTTTGTTTTACGATCCTTATGGTTACTGAAAATGAGACACATTTCATGGTAGATTACTGCGGAGATGGTTTTATCGTGAAAGAACGTCTGGACGGAACGATTGAGTTTGAAGAACTATCTGACGGAGAATACCCGAAATACTTTGCCTACAATTATGTGAATAAAGATATGCTCAAACAGTACAAAGATGGTGTCAATTTTTCCACAAAGGCTTTTCCGAAAGATGAATACAGGAATATTGGTGTAGCATCTGATGGAATACGATTCGCCATGAAAGATGAACAATTTAAGAAAGAATTTACGGAAGTCCTGCAGAGCGGCAAGGAAGTAAGAGTAAAGAGGTTTATAAACAAACATCAGAAATTATTCCAGGACGATACAACAATCGTATTGTAGGAGGGCATTATGAAAATGGCACTAACGAGGATAGGAAAAGAAAAGATAAGACAGCTTACTCCCATAACGGAGGGAGGCGAGGGATATATCTATGAGTTTGGCAACGATATTCTGAAAATTTACAAACCCTGTGTTGATATTGCAGCCAAGGAAAAGAAAGTTGCCATGCTCATTGACAAACCGCTGCCAAAGGAGGCTATTAAACCGATTACGGCAGTGTATGACAATAACAATAAGTTTATTGGTTACATTATGCCAAAAGCCGTAGGAGAGGAAGTAAGAGTTCTCACAAGTAAAAAATATCTGAAAGCGAATGGGATAACCACGAAAGATATTTTGGAAATACTCGTAAAGATACAGGACACTGTGAGAGATATACATTCCGCCGGAGTGTGTATTGGGGATCTGAACGATCAGAACATCCTCTTTGACAAAACTGGAAATGTGTACTTTATAGATTGCGATAGTTGGAGCGTGGAAGATGAAAAATGTGAAGTTTGCATGGACTTATTCAAAGATCCATTGATGAAAGGAAATGATTTTTCAGAGGAAACAGACACATACGCAGAGGCAATTTTGATTTGGAAAACCCTTACAAGGATTCATCCGCATGGTGGGACTATGACACCAGATATGGATATTGTAGAACGTATGAAACGAGGAATATGCGTAATAGACAATCCAAAAGTAAAAATACCAAGAACGATTAAACCGTGGAAAAACTTATCTCCTTATCTGGTTGATTCTCTGAAAAAGATTTTTGAGAATAAGAGCCGATCTATGGGGGATGAATTAAAACACATGGCAAAACACCTTAAATTCTGCGATGTACACCAGGAGTTTTATTATGGCAAATATGCTCGTTGTCCGCTATGTGATAATAATGCAAATGTTCTTACTAAGCCGGTATCACAAGGGGTAACAGGAGGGCTTACACTTATCACGATGCTCAAAGGAAACGATGTAAAAATTGTTCTAAATGAGCAGTACTATATCAATAATGCCGGAGAAGTAGTGGAAGTTAAGAATGGGAATAAATTCACATACGAAAGCGGAATTAAATACCATTTCGCAGAGGTTGGAGCAGAGAATATTGTAATAAAAGCGGATGATAGAGCGTTCTGGTTTACCACGGATAGAGAATATGTGTTTGAGAAGAAACACAAGAGTCCGATTTATGCGGCAGGAGATTCAGTATATTTCATAAGTCCTGCCAATACATTAACCTCTATCCAGATCACAAAATCAGGCAACGGAATACGGACGATTACAAAATGTGGATATGAGAGTTACTTTGCGGTATCTGAGGGACATTCGTGCGTTGTGAGTAGATTTGCAGAAAACCTCATTGTGAATCTGGATGGAAAAAACATTGAGATACCATATACTGATACCGTGAATAATTATGGAATACACAGAGATAAAATAACCGGAGGATGGCTTATCGTGTTGGAAAACGGAGCCGGACAGTTCTTTACCTTTGTGTGCAATGAACATGGAGTAGAGTATAGCGAGGATCGCATTAAATATCAATGCGGGCTTGGCAATGTATGTTTTTATAACTCCAATATCTCAATACCGATTGATGGAAATATCAGAATATATTCGTACCAGAAACAGGCATTTAAAGATTTTGAGTGCGAAGCCGTATCGCCGGATAGCTGTTTAATCAAAGATTCCACAGCATTTACGATCGTCAATGATGAAAATATTTATAGACTTGTGAGAACTGTACGATGAAAGGAGAAAATGGTATGACAGAAGCGCAGAAAAAAGCAGTTGAGGTACAGAAAGAAATCGAAGAGGCTTGCATCCGGCATGGACTTAATCTTACTATCTTTGAAAATGGAATTGGATTTGTCGATCCTAAAGAGAATAAGATTGTCATGGTATGGAAACCTCAGTATAAACCAGAAACGCCGTCGTTACATTCTATGGAGGAAAACACATCAGCAGATTTCAAACCAGCCACACAGAAACCGTCCGGCGGAAATATGTCCGCTTTCATATTTGGCGGTTCAAAGGGAAGTGGCAGATTTATGGGAAACAAAAGGAAACATACAGTCAGAGGAATGAAACGGAGGTAGGTTGATATGCCAAGTTTTAAATTAAAACCGGAGCACATAAAGATTATGACAGACCTTAATTTTAGAATCTCCATTTTAATAGATTCTAAGGATAGGTATAGACCGGCAATAGATGTTAAAAGACCATTCGGGAACAGCGGTCCCACAACGAATGTGTGTGAAATCATGGGATGGCACTGCGATGAAGAAATTGGAGAATACGCTGCTGAGGATATTGAAAAAGCCGAAATGCTCATTATCGAGCTTCCGGTTGCTTTGCAGATCGTGATGCAAAACCACACATTTGAACCCGGAGAATATGAAGTAGGGGAATATTCCTCGGCATACTTCAATTATGTTCACATTCGCAATTATCACGCATTAAAATCTCCTATCGCAGAAATAGAGGAAAAATATAAAGACTGCGATCAAATGGAAAGGTTACATGAAGTTTGTATGAATGTATCTGGCGATAACCCGTGGAAAGTGATTGACGATCTGAAATGGTTTGCCCAGACCGACTTTCTGGCAGATGCAATAGCGGTATTTGAAAAGCATCGAGACGAACAAATCCTTGATGAATGGCTGAAAACACATGACGGAGAGGATTTTTGCAAATATTGTCCTGAAAACGCTGAATGTCCTCACGGAATGGCTTGTTATGGTGGAGAACCTATCGAGCCGCCTTGCTACGGAGCAGATATGAAAGAATTTCTTTACACGGACTCTATTATTGAGGATGCACTGGAGGAAAGATATGGCGAAGAATAACAAACTGATAAATTCCCTGAATGAAATCGCCAGAAGAAACCGCTCACAGAACGTTGCTACTGCGGCAGACCAGATGGTTCCACAGATATATGCTGCGATTGCCATAGCACTTCACAGAACCTATGGATTCGGATATAAGCGTATCAATGATGTGTTCGTAGAATCACAGCACATTTGGGAAAGCTATGCCGGGGACGGAGCCGGTATGGTAAAGAAGTGTGAGGAAGAAACCGGAGTGACGGTATGCAGCACGGAAGAGGCTCAGAGATTGATGGAGGGACAGAATGGGATGTAACGGAATTTGCGGCACTTGTGTATGGCATGAGAATTTCAACGGCACTAAGGACTGGATATGCAGCAACGAGGACAGCGACAGCTACGGAGCAGTCACATCCTATGACGATTACTGCATTGATTACGAACCGAAACAATAAAAAACGAACTCAATTACACCATAAACTTTTAATTATATCATTTGACAAAGGATGACTATGTTAAAATATCGGTCTCACCGATATTCTATACATTTATCATCCTTTTTCTGTTAGAATGAGGGTGTCTTGGTAAAGGCGTTGGTTGATTATCCTTTTCTTATGTGGAGTAGTGCAATGCTACTCCATATTGCTAAGCCCGGATAGCTCAACTGGTAGAGCACTTGACTTGTAATCAAGAGGTTGTGGGTTCGACTCCCATTCTTGGCTCTTACCTCTCGATAGAGGGTAATGGTTCCTCCATGATAATATAGGGGCATGGGCGGCGATGAACCGCCCAGTAATGTGCGGTGGTGCAGCATGGTAGCACGTCTGTCTGATACGCAGGAGATCATAGGTTCAAATCCTATTCGCACAACTATTTAATTACAGAAAGGAGCAGCTATATTGGAAACGGAAAACGTATACTGCCCTGTATGTAAGGCACGGGCAAACCGTGAAAAACTTCTTTTCAAGAAAGCACCCGGAGCATCCGGCACGATTTTCATAAACTGCCGTGGGTGCAAGGAAGTAATAAAAATAGAATTAAGCAAAGAGCCTTTGAGCCGGTTAAGTCATAAGTAGACTTGATCGGTTCTTTTGTTTTATTCGGAAAGGGGAAACTTCATGTACGCAAGCAACCGTCCGACTCTCGGTAGGCGAATGTTAATGACTGATGAGAGGGAGATAACGAAAGACAATATCATACAGGTTGTGTCAAAAGCATTTATGGAACATCAGGAAAATGTTGCCGAGGAAGTATACCTTTTTGAGTATGAGAGAGGAAATCAGCCAATTCTCAACCGTGAAAAGAAAATCAGATCGGACCTTAATGCCACAGTCGTAGAAAACAATGCTTCAAAGATTGTGGACGTGCATCTGGGATATTGTTTTTCCAACCCAATTACTTTCGTACAGAGAGCAAAGATAGAGCCTACAAAGAAACAGAAGAGAGCCTTATTCGGCTTCTTAAAGAAAAAGGACGAGGATAACGGAGAGAACATTGACGATTTGAAAATCGCCATGCTCAACAAAATGATGCAGGAGCAGAGCAAATCGGCAAAGGACATTGCCCTTGGAAGAAATCTGTTTATCTGTGGAGTCGGTTACCAGATGATGTTGCCGAACAGAAATCCAAGCCGTTATTCTCCGTTTGAGCTTTTGGTTCCGAGTCCACTGACAACATTCGTGGTGTATTCCAACGATGCGTACAGAGAACCGGTGCTTGGATGTACCTACTTCATACACGATGATGGAACCATCACTCTCACAGCATATTCAAGTAGATTCTGTTACACCATTGAGCATGAGCTTAATACAACGGATTATCATTTGAAAGAGAATATCACTCCGAACCCACTGAGAAGAATACCGGTCGTAGAATTTGCATTGAATGACCGCATGGGTATCTTTGAAAAGGTTATCCCACTCATGGATGCCATGAACCTTGTGGATTCAGACCGTATCAATGATATATTGCAGCACGTTCAGTCCTTACTTTGGATGCACAACTGCCAAGTAAATGAAGAGGGTAAGAAAAATCTCGTTGACGGCGATGGTGTCATTATGACAAAGAGTACCGGAGACGGCAAGGAAGCAAAGATTACCTACCTCAATCAGACATTGAATGAGAGTGAGGTACAGAAACTTGTGGATCATCTCAATTCCCAGTTGGAGCAGATTACTTCTACTCCGTCATGGCAGGAAGCAAGCGGCGGCTCTACCACAGGAGCAATGCAGCTATCAAATGGATGGCAGTGTTTGGAGATTTCCGCAAAGACCGTTGAACAGTTATTCACGGAACCGGAAATGCAGATTATTGATTTGGCAATAGAGATAATCAAGGCAGATCAGAGACCGTATGACGGTCTGAAAGATATAGAGACGGCAGACGTTGAAATACGTTTCTGCAGAACCAAGACATACGATCTGGTGTCAAAAACAAACTCCCTTGTGGCATTACTAAATGCCGGAGTAGACGGTCTCACTTCATTCAATACTGTTGGATTGTTTACAGATCCTCAGCAGGCATGGGTTGACAGTAAGACTATTATCGAGGGCATACAGAAGAAACTTGCATCCAAGGAAGAAAAAACGCAGCAGCCGAACCCTAACGCCTATAAGGATGATGAGGGGAACGGTGGGGAGAACAACGAGGAAAAGGATAAGACAGAGGAATCAAAGCAGCCGAGCAAAACGGCAATGGTAGAAGAATAGGCGGTGTGAGATATGTATGATCCGGTACAATACTTTGATGAAATGAATATCCTCAAAGACGATAAACTCCGCCGGATAAATACTGCCAAGGAATTTATCAATGCCCTTGTTGATTTCTTCACAGCACAGTTTATGAATCTTCTCTCCGGGATATTCCTTTACGAGAAGTCGAGTTCTGATTATGAAAATGAGCTTATGGATCTTTATTTTGCCATGGCTTCTGAATATCAGTACGAGACAGAGGTAAGAGAAAAGGCATACAGATTTGCAAAGTACATCCAGGAGGCAACCGAAAGAGCAGTAGCAAACGCCAACGGAAACGATGATTATAAAATGTCTCGCATGACCGGTGGCATTATGAAAGAAGAGGATGTTCCAAAGAGTGTTAAGCGGATGTTCTCGGAAGTCAGAGCAACCGAGATTGCCTTAAATGAAACCAACTGGATATATAACTGGATCAATCATCAGAACCTTGCCGAGAGGCAGGACACCCATACTTGGGTAAGTATGAGAGATGAACGTGTCCGGGTAAGCCATTGGGAGGCTGACGGGCAGACAGTTCCGATAAATGAGCCTTTTACCATCAATGGGTACAAAATGATGTTCCCACTTGATGATAGCATGGGCGCACCGATAGATGAAATAATCAACTGCCGGTGCGTAGAATTATAAATTAGGAGGTAGAGCCAATGGCAACAGCAAGTAAAAAGACGGCAGCAGGCAAGAAGAAAATGGACGATAAGAAGAAAGTAGCAGCTTCCAAAAAGGAGACTGCGAAGAAATCTTCTGATAAGAAAGCGGCAGCTAAGAAGTCCACTGCAAAGAAAACTGCCACCAAGAAAACCACTGCCAAAAAGGCAGCAAAGAAAAACTAACTTCATACAGTTAGAGCCTATGAGCCGGATGTGATGATGAATCGTGTCCGGCTCATTTTTCGGTTATTCAGGGAGAAATCCCTATCACATAACGGGTTAGAGAAAATCCTTACAAAACGCATACAACTATTGTCTTGCAGAGACGCAAGTAAAAAAACGCAGAAATTTATACGGAGAGAACCGTTCAAACGCAGGAGGTCAATTATGGCAGATGTAAACAGTACAGCAACTCAGAACCAGACACAGCAGCAGACTCAGACAGAACCGCAGAAACAGCCTAATACTCAGGTTTCCGGTACACAGCAGCAGACTCAGACAACCAAGCCGGAGGATAACAGCAACGGCAATGAACTTACAGTTGAAAGCCTTATGGCACAGCTTGCACAGGAAAAGGCCAATAATGCCAAGTTAAAGTCTGACAATGACAAGTTATGCACATCCGAGGGCAATCTGAGAAAACAGCTCAGAGCTAAGCAGACAGCCGAGGAACAGGAAGCGGAAGCAAAGGCAGAACAGGCGGCACAGAGAGATGCCTATGTCAAGGAACTGGAAAAGTTCAAGTCGGTAACAGAATCATCGGAGCGTTACTTAGGAATGGGTATGCCTACCGAAATGGCAAAGGCAACAGCAACGGCAGAGTATGAGGGAAATATGGATGTCGTTACTGGAAACATCTCTAAATTCATGGCAGAGAGGGATAAGCAGAAAGAGTCTGAAATCCGCGCACAGTATTTAGCTCAGATGCCTACACCGCAGTCTGGAAACGTAGGTCAGGTTGACTATTCAGCACAGATCAAGCAGGCAATGGACGCAGGCGATACACAGGCCGCCGTTCTTGCAATATTAAGTCAAAATGCCGCTAACAATCAGCAGGCATAACTTTTAAGGAGGTAATGAATTATGGCACAGGGCACAGCAACATCATTCGCTGTTCCTAATTTTAGCGGAATGTTATTCGCTAAAGGGCAGCAGGCAACACCGTTCTCTACTATGATTGGCGCAAGACCTCTAGTAACCAATCATGTAGAGTTTACTTGCGGTCAGGAGTACAACACAGAAACAGGCGAACAGCCTAAGATTTCTGAAACAGCATCCCTTACCGCTCCACAGCCGGAAATTGTAACCAGAAGTCAGCTTACCAACGTAACTCAGATCTTCCAGAAGTCCGTAGCGATTTCTTATGGAAAGCAGAGCAACATGGGTACACTGCAGGGTATCAACGTAGCCGGTCAGCAGGCAAATCCTATGGATGAACTTGCGTTCCAGGTATCTCGTAGAATGGCGAAGATCGCACAGGATATTGAGTACACTTTCATCAATGGTAAGTATGCGAAAGCTACTACTGATGCAGAGGCAAACCAGACCAGAGGACTTCTGACTGCGATTACAACCAATATACTCGATCTCGCAAAGAAACCTCTTACCTACTGGCTTGTAGCAGAGGGATTAAAGTCCATTCACGATCAGGGAGCAAAGACAGACAATATCGTTCTCGGTGTAGATGCAACCACTATGTTGCAGCTCAACCTTGACGCTCAGCAGAACAACCTGACTATCGTTCCTCTCGGAAGAGAAGTAAACGGTATCAAGTTACAGACCGTAGTTACCCCTCTTGGAGAGGTGGCAGTCGCATTGTTCGATACCATGCCTGCCGGTACTGCCGTTCTGTTCGATCCGTCCATCATGGCTCCTGTTCATCAGATGGTTCCTGGTAAGGGTAATTTCTTCTTAGAGCAGCTTGCTAAGACAGGCGCAGGAGAAACTTATCAGATCTTCGGTCAGATCGGTCTGGATCACGGTCCTGAGTGGATGAGTGCGAAGTTCACTAATATTTCCACAGATCTTCCTAGCAAGATCACGGCAGCCGGTACAACGGGGGAATAACAGGTCATACCCTTAACGGTGGTTCCGAGGTAGTTGATTCTTCTGTTTCCACATCAGCGGATGCGGTTTCAGAAGAGACGGCTACTGGCAAGAAGTACACAGAGGAAGAACTTAACGCTCTGACAATGGCACAGATTAAGGCTATCGCAGCGGAACGTGGGTATGACATGAAAGAAACCGTAAAAGCAAAGCTGATCGCAGAGTTTTTAACTCAGCAAGGGTAAGAAAGTGAGGACGGATTATGGACGCTAAATTGTTGAAAGTCATTTTAGATGATGAAACTCTCACTGACGAACAGATTGCCGTCCTCCTTGTGAAAGCTCAGAAACAGGCTGCAAATCAACACTTTTGGGCGGATGATGATATTCCGACAGAGGCAGAGTTGGAGAGATTTTATAACCGGTATGAGTTTGAAATCTATGATTTGGCGAAAGCCATAAACTCTGACGATGCGAGGGGCGGACTTGTATCTCACACAGAACTTGGAGTTACCCGGAACTGGGGACAGACAGGTAAGAAAGATATTGAGTTGGCCTTGGCGAAGATCCCACCCAAAACCTATGTCGGTCTGTTAAGGAGGGATGGCAATGCCGAAGCTGAGACTTAAAGACCTCAGATTGAACCAAGTCCCTTTTTATTACCAGACCTATGACGGAACGGTGGATGAAGTGGACGAGGATGGCAACCTTACCGGGGAGAGCATACCGAAGTATTCAAATCCGGTTCGTGTGCTTGCGAGAGTAAGTCCGAACTCAGGAAATGCCGAGGACTCCCCATTTGGTAAAGGTATTGTCTACGACAAGACCATATCAACCGTACAGAAATTACCGATTGATGAATACTCAAAACTCTTCATAGATGTGGTTCCTATTCTCAACGAGGACGGCTCCACAGATACAGAACCGGATTATATATGTGTCTGCCCGAAACATGATTTGCAACAGAATCTATGGGCGATACGGAAGATTAAGGGGAATATCCATGCAGGACAAAATAACGATCAATCCCTTTGACCCGGACAGCATAGATGAGGCTATTAAGAAACTGGAAAAGCGGAAAGAGCGTATACACAAATGCGCAGAGAAACTTATACAGAGACTTACAGACCTCGGAGTTGAAAAGGCACAGGAGTTAGTTCCGGTTGATACCGGTACGGCAAGATCTTCCATTATCGGTTATCTGGATGAGGCAGAGGGAGTTGGAATCATAAGTGCTGGAGGGTACTGCAAGTACATTGAGTTTGGTACTGGTGTAAAGGGCAGGGACAGTTCCCACCCAAGTGAAGAGTACAAGGCAATAATGAACTGGGCGTACAATTCCGGGGCAACAATCTTTACCACGAAAGACGGCAGAGAGGGTTGGTATTATCCGGCTGATGATGGCACATGGCGATTTACAGAGGGTATGCCGTCAAGACCATTCATGTATGAGACGGCACAATATCTGAGGAAAGAAACACAAAAAATAGCAAGCGAGGTATTCAAGGATGGTTAAGGACAATGTGAATTTGTATTTTACGAACCTCCTGAAAGACTTGCAGAAACAATACAGCAGTTTGAAAGGAGGACAGGTGTATAAAGCTACACCACCGTCATTCCCCTATATGTATTTCAAACAGATAGGCGGAGACGGAGCGTTATCCACACTTTCAAATACAGAGGACGGTATCAATCTTGGATTGGAAGTCAAATTCTATTCAAACAAATCCGCCTCAGAAGTGCGGAAGTTAGCAAATTCCGCAAGGGAATATATGGTAGGGATTGGATTTCATTGCGACTACTTCTCCCCTGTGGAGAATATAAGCGATACTTCCATTTCACAATTCCTTACTCGGTTCTCAAAATTGGAAACATGATTAACTCCATCGGCTAGGGTCGCTCCCGAAAAGCACTCGCCTGGTGTCTGCCGGTGGTTTTAATAAATTCAAGGCTTTACCTCTTAGGCAAAGGAAAACACAAGGAGGTAGAACGAAGATGGCAAAATGTACAAATGTGACATATCTCATGCACGAGAAAGCAGATGCTCCAGGAACATTTGAGAAGTTGATCGACATTACTGAGTACCCGGATCTCGGCGGAGAAAAGGAAAAACTCGATGTTACAACACTTTCCGATACGAAGAAAAGAACCATTAACGGTATCGAGGACACAGGGGATCTTGCTTTCAAAGCATGGTATGAGAAAGCTGATTACAAGAAACTCTTGGATCTGCAGGAAGCAGGAAAAGTTGATAAATACCAGTTATGGTTTGGAGAAGAGGGTGTTGACGGCAAATGGGAGTGGGCCGGTGTTATGGCAGTATATCCGACAAGCGGATCTTCCAACAATGCGAGAGAAATGTCATTCTCCATTACTGATGAGGGCGAAGAGGCTCTTCATTATGTAACAGCGTGAAAAAGTGAAGCAGCGGCAGGGGAATAATCCTCTGCCGTACAAATAGGACAGATTAACGAAAGGACGGTTAATAAGTATGATTTTACAGACAGCGAATGGACCTAAAGAGATTAAAGTAGCAGATCTCGATTTTACAAACCTTATGTGTGATCTGGAAGATCACGATGTAGATGTAATGGGACTTCTGGATGATGATACCAGAGAGAACATGAAGATTTTTAAGACAATCAGAGCGATCATCGCAGTCCTTACCGGCACAAAGGATCTTACAAAAGCCGGAAAGATACTGAGCGAACATTTGAAGTATGGTGGCTCCATGGATGAAGTCATGGAAGCCTTTACGGAGGCAATGAAAACCGCGGGTTTTGGCGAGGAAGCCGAGGAACCTCCGAAGAGCGGAGGAAAGAAAACCAAGGCGGCAACAGAGTAGAGGAAATAGATCTCAGTAAATACAAAACATTTACAGAGATTATCAATAAAGTTTGGCTTCCCAACGCTCTCCTTTATGGAGTTTCCTATGAGACCTTTTGGACATTGAACCCTACGAAATTAGAACCATTCCAAAAGAAGAGAGAAATGGAAGCGAAAGAACAGGCCACAGCCTTAGATACGTTGGCGTGGTCCGTTGGTTCGTATGTCGTAGATGCCATGGCAATCTTCCTTGGCAGAAATGCTCCGGCATACCCAAGCCAACCAAGAAGCATGAACAGCACAGAGGACGCACCGCCGGGAGCAAAAATGACGGATGCAGACAGATTCGCTGCCTTTGCCGCAGAACATAATAAGCGATTGAGACAGCGAAGAGAAAAGTAGCTGATTACATGGGGATAGGTTGACGAACCGAAACAGCGCAAGTCCGGCGCAGTTCCCCATGTTTTCTTATTTTACGGACAAACAATACCACCCACGGACAGGGTTTTACGAAGTGAGGTGGCAAAATGCCTGATAACAGAGTAGATAGCATTTTATTGGAAATAGAAGCCACCACTGATAAGGCAGACGGTGGTATTGATAAAGTAACAAAAGCTCTTGCCTCAATGAAGAAAATCACTGAGGGATTAGATACAGAAAAGTTAAAACAGATTCTTGATGTAATGCGTGGTTTCTCCGGCGTTGGAGATGATCTTAAAAATGCCGGAAGTGGTATGAGAAGCATTGCATCATCCATTAAGTCTCTGTCAGGAGTTGATACGGCGAAATTAAAAGAGGTTGCGGCTACTGTAAAGGAAGTCAGCACAGCACTTGGAAACCTCGGATCGAATAATCGCGTCAGCATCAGAATTGATTCTGAGGGGGCACAGAGACGTGTACAGCCTTTGGAGAACGGTCAGCAAGCAGCGGCAGCCACAGAAAGCGTTGCGACTGCATCAGAAGAGGCACAGGCAGCAATGAACG